ATGATGCATTCACCGCCCTCCCCCTCAGTCTTGCCGGCTGCCTTCACAGCGAGGCGAGCTGCCGCCTATTCAGTTCGCGGCTACACCATGGGCGCGATCAGGGATGGGTGGTGGGCATTCGTACCGGGACAGCACACCAAGCCGAATGACGATCTAGTTGACGAGCTCTGCATCGCTCACACCAAATCCGGCCGGACAATGCTTCGATATCTTCGAAAGGGTAGAGTGCCAGGTACATGGGACCTTCTATCAGTTACAGGCGACCCTCTCCTCGACCAGGAATTGATTTGGGCCGAACGAGTGATCTGGCTCGAACCTCACAAGATCACACATTCAGAAATCGCGGAGTGCCTCACTATCGAAGCCCACAAGGTTGCCGAGTAACCAGCACGTGTCAGTGTTCGATTTGAAATACCGCTGGCGCCATTCGGTGGAGTACTCTGAGGCACGCGTCAACGCTGATGACGGAGGGCGTCATATTGGTCGGGTAGAGAAGGCGCTGCTCGGCGAGTACTGGCTATGGTTCATGGAGTTCCATGGAGGCCAAACTGGCTTGATGGCGACAATTCGCCTCAATGGTGCCGCTGCGACATCGCGGGATGCTGCAGCCGCCTGCGAGAGGTGCTACGAGGAGAGCCTTAATATAGACGGAATGGGTAACTCGACCGCGGCAGGGCGCTCAAAGACAGATTTCAAACGCTGCCGCCCTCATCTCTCAATTGTCACACTCGTCTAATAATTGAATGCGACAGAAAGCCTCGCTCAAGCTGACGCGAGTAACCAGATCTTAGCGAATTTTCAACAGCCTACGCGTGTTTGAGTGATTCTAGGTTGAAGTCATTCGTCGCCGACGTTGGAACATTCACCCTTAAGCTGAGTTGACTACCCAAGTTCGGGCAATTATCCTTCGACCAAAGACAAGAAGAAGATGACGGAAATCAAAGGGTTAGTCCCGACGCACCGTACATCCTTAGGAGCCAGTGCTATGACAAGCAACCTGAAGACCAAAGATGCCCTCTTGCGCACCCTTCGCCGCGCCGGTGCCAAGAAACTCTCATTTGAAGACCTACAGAAGCAGAGAGTGTCGTTCGTAATAGGCTCTCTTTCGGCTGAAAGCAGCGTTACGCGCGCTCAGGTGAAAGAGGTTCTCGCCAACTTTGAAGGCCGCAAGAGCGCATAAGTGATCCTTTTCGAGATTACCCGGAACGAACAGCACCCAGCCTATCAGCGATTAGAGATTGAAAATGGATTACGCCATTACGATTTCCTGAGATCTATGGTGGTCGCCTCACTTGATATGGGGCGGCCTTTTCTATCTCAGCAGATTATGAAGGCGTTAAACTTTCACGCAATCGCATGCCTCCATACACATGCGGGCGAGTATCGCCCCTGCCCGGTTCGCGTCGGCGAGTACCACCCGCCTCAGCACTATCAGGTTGTCCCCTTGATGGACGACTTTGTGAACATGGTGAATAGAAGCTGGCAAGCTACAGACCCTGTCGCCATGGCAGCGTTTGTCCTTTGGAGGCTGAACCATATTCACCCGTTCATCAACGGAAACGGGCGCACCGCCCGAGCAGCTGCTTACTTTGTGCTCTGCGTTTCTGCGGGCAGTTGGTTGCCTGGCGAGACGATATTGCCCGAACTTCTCCGTCAGGAACGCGCCGAGTATGTTGTCGCTCTTCAACGCGCGGATGCGGCATTTGACGAGCGTGGCGAACCAGACCTTGGCCCCCTGCACGAGATGTTATCACGCTTGCTTAGCCAGCAGCTTCAAAGCGCCGGTTTGCAGCCGGATGAAGGCGACGGGAGTGAAGAAGGTCCCGCGGAGCAGGAGGTGGCAGTCGAGCCGGCGGAGCTTGAGCTAGCGGCAGACGCGAACGTAGAAGGTGCGAACGACAACCCGTTGACTTAGGCGTGCAGTATGAGCAATCTGCACCCCTTAATAGGTAGGGGCGCAAGATTGATCGATACAGTTGACGACAGTTTTTTGCAGGCGATTAAGGATGTCGCTGAAGCATATGATGCGGACATCTATGTCTATTCTGGAAACATAGATCACGCTGGATGGGGGAAGGTCGTTGAAGCATTCTCTCGTCACGGACGCCCCAATGCGCTGGTAATCCTAACGACCAACGGTGGTCTCGCCAACTCGGCGTACAAGATCTCGCGCTTTTTTCAGTCTCAGTACGACAGATTCATCATATTCATTCCGAGCGTTTGCAAAAGCGCTGGAACCCTCATAGCTATTGGCGCTCATGAGCTGTTGATGAGCACTTTCTCGGAACTGGGGCCGCTGGATGTGCAACTCTACGAGCGCGACGAGATAGGCGCGCGAAAGTCAGGGCTATTAAGCCATTCGGCCTTTGACGCGCTAAAGGAAGAGACTTTTGCTTTGTACGAGCACTTTATGCTCTCGATAAAGCAACGGAGCGCCGACAACATTAGCTTTCCGATCGCTTCCGAAGTGGCAGGTGACATGGCATCCAAGGTTATGTCCCCGATTTTCCAACAGATCTCCCCTTCCATCTTAGGAAGCGACTATCGCGACCTTCGAGTAGCGATTGAGTACGGGAACCGTCTTGCCTTTCACAGCGAGAACATTTCTCCTGTTGCAGTTAAGTTCCTAACGGAACAATATCCCTCTCACGACTTTATTATTGACAAGCAAGAGGCGGAGAGTCTGTTTGTCGACGTCGAGGGGCCGAAGCCGGAACTATGGGGGCTGATCAAGCATCTCAAGGATTTCGTTTTCGTTCCACACGAGCCGACCGCGGTATTCAATCTCAACACATTCCTGGAGGTCGTTGACGATGAGCAACCCGATACAGAAGCCAACGGAGACACCGTCACCGAAGAAGCCGGCACAGCCGGATTGGATGATTGTGAAAACGGAAATCGCGATGGGGCTGATTGAACGCGGCAGCAAACAACTAGATATCGAAAGCCTGATTAGGCCGCGGAACAGTACCGACCACTTTCGCCATCATCGAGAGCTATACGGCTTGGTTTCCCATTGATTGAGTTAACCTTCCCTCGCAGTGAACGAGACGATGCATTAGACGAGCAGCGCATGCGCCGCCCGTCTAGTGTGCCGATCCGCTGAGAGAATTATCGGTCGGGAAGATTCCCGACGGATGGTTCTTTTCCGTCAATGATTAACACCTCATGGACTCCCTTCCCGGCTCCGCCGCCTACAGTATAGGAGAGGTCGACCGCGGCAATGCGAAACGCCGAGAAGATTTCACGGACTTCGGGCCGGTCGTTCAGCGAGATTATGAAACGTCCCTTGATCGTGGAGAGGTATTTAGCCATCTCAGCGAACCTATCGCGCGAGAAGGCCCCTTTGCCGTAGTCGCTCTCGTTCCCGAAATACGGTGGATCGATGTAGAAAAGCGCACCGGGTCGATCGTACCGTTCGATGAATTCCCGCCAATCCAGGTTCTCGATTACGACCCCACTCAGCCGCTCGTGCACCTCCTCGAGGATGATGCCGAGGCGCCCAATATTGAAGCGGGCCGGCCCAAAAGTATCGACCCCAAAAGACCGCCCTGTAATCTTGCCGCCGAACGCCAGGCGCTGGAGATAAAGGAACCGCGCGGCGCGTTCGAGGTCTGTGAGCGTCGATGGGTCGGTGGCAGCCAAGCGCTCGAACTCGCGCCGTGATGTAAGCTGGAATTTCAATACCTCCATGAACTGCGGATAGTGTCGCTGAAGGATGCGAAACAGGGTGATGACGTCGCCGGAGCGGTCGTTGATGACCTCTGTTTTCGGGATCAACGATCGCCGAAGGAAAACTCCGCCCATCCCGACGAATGGCTCGGCATAGAGATTGTGCGGGATCTGCTCGAGCATCGAGGCGATGCGCGCCGCGAGCTGTTTTTTGCCGCCGAGGTAAGCCGCCGGCGGGGACACGGGCCGAACGCCCGTGAACTGAAAACTATCTTGCATTGTATGGGACCACTTTTTCTGGCACACCGCCGAGCGCCTGCGCAGGCAGCGGGTGTGGCAATGATCCGAGATGATTGCCGGGCGGGAAACGACGCCAATCAGCACCCGCCGTTGCAGCCTCGCGGCTGCGACCACCCGTGGCCGGGCAGCCAAAGGCCGGAGGGGAAACCCTCCGGCCAATCTTTTGAAATGTCGCGGAACACGTTAGCGGTCGCGAAAACTACTGTGAATCCTACAATAGCCAACGGGGATCGTTCCGGCTTACCCTCTTCTCAAGAGGAGACACTCATGGATGATATCCCTTCAATCACCGACCTTGCCGACAACGAGCTGCGCGAGGTCTGCCTGGTGGCTGTGTTCCTCCTCGCTCAAGCAAACTGGGTCGATGGATCCGACGACGACATGTGGCGCGACGTCCTCGACGAGGCATATCGGCGCGGCTGGACAGACCGGCGCGTCAAGATCGAGATATGCGCCTTAAATTAGCAATACATTGCCCATTGCCTCGCGCGCCCTACCATCTTCGGCAGGAGGAACCGCCATGCCGAAGATACCTGCGCCGAAACACCCGAAGTCCCATCCCGATCGCGACCTGCTTTGCCAGGAGGCGATCGAGGCTGAATTTCAATCGCTCGCTGATCGAGCGGAAGCGTCCGGCTGGTCGCGCGAGGAAGTGGCGACGGCGCTGATGGAACTCGCCGACAACCATTTCCTGGCGATGAATGCCAACGCCGAGATGTTCGAGCTTTGCGCCGGCGTCGTGCTACTCGCCCGCAAGCCGCACTGACCGCCTCCCCAAATCTGGTCGTTGACTCCTTGCCTCAATGAGAACATTTATAGAACAGACGCATTGAGAAGGCCTTCAGCATGAGTGACGAAGTCGGCGCCATCAAGAAACCGGAAAGCGGCCCGTTCGTGCATCTCTGTGAGCATTCCGGCTGCAAGAAGTGGGGCGGCTTCGGCTTTGCCCACGGCAGGGCAGCGCCGAACTGGTACTGCTACGAGCACCGTCCGCCTGTCTGGCCACCAGCACGGAAATCTTAACGCGTCATCCGCCCGGCGATGCGGCCGCCACATTAAAAATCGAGCAGCATGCTGCTGTGAAGCATCACAGGAGATCGCCTTGGCGCGCCTTATCTACAAGTCCATACCCTATCCGGCCCACCTGAAACTCGTGCGGCTCGATGCCGAATGGCAGATCTGCTTCCAGGGGCGAGGCAAGCTCGACGGCCGGCCCATCCTCGCCTGGCTGCGCAAAGGCGACGGCGCATTCTTTTGCGAGGTAGGCAAGGAGAACCAGGTCGAGGACATGCCCGATATCGACCGGCCGAACTTCTTTGGCGACAAGTTCGTCCACGCGATCGATGAGACAGATGCCAATGGCAAGCGCACCGGCTCGCTCGCCGGCGCCAACTGCGCCATGGCCGCCACGGCTGCATTTCATGCCCTCCTGCCCCGCTACCGCAACCGCCGCATTATCCTTCGCGACGGCTCGCGCATCATGCTGGTGGCGAAGGACGGGAAAATCGAAGATTGATGGAGCGCGACATGAGACAGCGCCGCGGCATCGACCTCACAGTCGGCAAGCCTGCATTCGATTTGGCCGCGGAACTCGGCAAGCTGAAGATCCGCGAGTTGGCCGAGTGGCATATCCTTGGGGCTCAATGCAGCAAGTGCCACGCTAGGCGCTGGCTTGACCGATGGAAGCTTGCCGACAAGTATGGCCGCGAAACCCCGCTGGCGACGCTGCGCCCGTTTCTTCGGTGCACGGCCTGCGGAAACCGCATCAACAATAGCCTGGTGCTTGGCAAGATGGATCGAAACGCCTGAGCCTATCGCCAAAGGGAGACGGGAAATGTGCGGACGCTTTACCCAGATGATGACGTGGCCGGAACTGGTCCGCCTCTACCGTCTAAACGACAAACACGACGGGAGAAATACGCCGCCCCGCTACAACATCGCCCCGACACAGACCGTGCCCTTCGTTCACAACGACAAGGAGGGCAACCAGGTGCTGGAGGACGGTCGCTGGTGGCTTGTACCCTTCTGGGCAAAGGAGATGCCGAAGATCGCACTGTTCAACGCCCGCTCGGAGGATGCGGAAAAGAAGCCCTCATTTCGCGATGCCTACAAGACAAAGCGCTGCCTGATCCCGGCCGACGGCTTTTATGAATGGACGAAGGCCGAGGACGGCGGAAAAGATCCATGGTTCATTCACCTGCCCGACCGCGAGCCGTTTTCATTCGCAGGGCTGTGGGCGCACAATGACGCCCTGGACGTTACCAGCTGTACGATCCTGACAATGGCCGCCGGCGACCCGATGCAGCAACTGCACGATCGTCAGCCGATCATTCTCGATCCAACGGCCTATGACGAATGGCTGTCAGCCGAGACCAGTGTCGCCGACGCGAAAGCACTGCTCGGCCGCAACCTCGACAACCAGCTACAGTTCCATCGCGTCTCGCGGGACATCAACTCGTCGAAATTCAACGGGGATCCCGGCATCCTGGCCAACGCGGTATAGCGACCACAGCTTTGCGCCGGATGCTAGCCCGGATAGTTCGAATCGGAACAGACGGCATGGTTACGCGTTAATGGTGCGTCCCCTACGTACAACTGTTGCTCAATTCGGCCCCTCCGCAGGGGCCGCTTCTTTAAGAGCAGCGACGTCCGCGCTGCTCACTATCCCCAGCATTCCTACCGATAAAATCTCCACCTTTTCTCGCTTGGAGCTCCGTAGAGGATTCGCTATCCTACTCCCTTCGGTGAAAGCGGTAGCTCGAAGTAGGGAGGTCACTATGGCTATTCACTTTGACCAGACAGGCTTTGATTTCGCACCCGAACAGATCGATACCCTCCAAAGGATATTCGATCGAATTTGCTTCGAAACAAGGATCCCGCGCTATGACGTCCGCGCAGACCGCCTCGCAAAATTCCTGATGGATGAGTTCAAGTTCGGCAACACGGATGAGTTAGCGTTGACCGAGTGCGGACGCTGGTTTTGCAAAAGAGCAAGCTCAAGGCAACGCGCAGTAAGCACTGGGCAGCCCCCACAGAGGCAAACGCGACACTGACGCCCGTATTATGCTCGGCCCCAAGAGCAAGGGGCCGTTTCTTTTTCACTTCCCTGTGACGACGAATACAATCCGCCGAATCGCTTCTGCGAAGCTGACGCCGAGTGCCATTGCCGCTATCCCCGTGACACTCAGCGCACCGATCACCATCAGCTTCCATCGCTTGCCGTCGTAGACGCAGCTACTCAATTTGTTGGCCATGAAATCCATCGTCGACTGCGCTACACTCACCCATCAAGCAAATTTGATGGGAGGATTTCTTGCCTTTCAGGCCAACATGGGCGTGCTGTCTGGGTCTGCTAACCGGAGCGATCCTCGGCTATTTGACTGGCTTTGGAGCAGGCATGGGCATGGCTGATTTAGGACCAGAATTCGTGGGACTAATCGGTGCAATCGCCGGGGGTGTTGCAAGCATCGTTGCCATTGGATGCTTTGAGCAGGAGTGAGCAAATGTCTCTTCGGAATGCTCGTATTCAGATCGCATTAGGCTGGGTCCTAGTGATCGTGGGCGCGCTCCTCGGCGTGAATTTAATGGCAGATATAGGCTTGGTTATCTGGGGTATTGGATTGATCTTACAGATCGTCGCTTCGGTCATATACCTCGCTTCGAAAACCGGCGGTGGCCGTCTCGGGGGCGCATGAATCAATCGCGCTGAAACTGACCGCCCTCGATCCACCGCAGTATCTCACTCATCACTTTCAGTTCGCCGGATTGCTGTCTGCAAGAAGCGACTCCTGTGCATCCAACAGAATGTGTCTTTCCTCGCGGTTGTAATTGTGCATTATGCGCCACCGAGAGGAGCAAGACCATGTCCTATGATTGGGAAGGCGCCCGTCGGCGACGGTATAGACAGGCCCGGCTTTGGCTTTTAATCGCGTTGGCAGCTTGGTTGACCGCTCTCGCGGTAGCGCCATAGCGGGAACGAACCGATGTTCCGCAAGATCGCCGTCATCGCCTGCATTGCGGCTGCTGGATTAGCTCTGGCAAGCTGTGCGGGTCGCTCTTGCCGGGATTGGCCTGGCACATGCATCATCCAGTGATGATGGCGCTATCGTCGATCCGTGCAAATCGGACCAGTTGGATCCCTCTCGTCCGACCTATCTCAACCGACTCGCTCAACCCTTCCCAATGATCACGAACACGATGCGCCTGATCGCTTCGGCGAAGCTGACACCGAGAGCCATTGCAGCGATGCCAGTGACTCCGAGTGCACCGATACCCATCAGCTTCCACCGTTTGACGTCGTCGGTGACCGGCTTCATCTCCGCAACATCCGCCCCGATCGACGTCACTGACGCCTCGACATCGCCGACCCGATCAACCAATTGATCCATACGACTGTGGACGCCGGCGCGGCTGGCAGCGGCCTTATCCTCTGCCCGCGTCGCGCCGTCTTCCAGTCGCTTGATCGAGTCCTGCAGGCCACGCATGCCCGCAACCAGCTCGCCGAGCTGACGATGCACTGCCGCATCAATTTCAGTAGGTGCCATCTACCGCCCTTCCCCGTGCTTCGCGCATTCTGCGCTTGTCCAGACGCCGCCGGCGCAGAGGCCGACGACAGTCCGATCTATCTTCCGCTGATCTGCCGGCGTCGCCCCTCGCGCGGCAACCAGGTCAGTGCCGACCACTCGTCGCAGGCCCTCGACATTTGCCGGCGCCGAAGTCCCACAGCCCGTCAGGGCAAGTGTCATAGTCAGAGCGAGCATCGCCCGCGGAATGTGCCGCCGCATTGTTCTGCCTTTCGATTGCGTTGGTGACGGAGCGGGCGCCGTCCGCGCGAAGCTCAAGGACGGTCCAGGTGATGGCGGCGAGCACGAGCATGCCGCCGAGGATCTTCGGCCAGGGGATCATGCCGGGTCGAGCCGCTTGCGGATGAAGAGAAATGCGCCGCCCGCGAAGGACGCGACAAGGACCCCTGCCAATGCCCACTGCAGCGGACCGTTGCCGGTGAAGGCAAATCCGAGGGTCGAGACGATGCCAGCCGCCCAACTGACGTTTTCCTTCGTCACCACTTCCGGCGCCTTCGGTTTGGCCGGCATGGTGTTACTGGAAACGAACTCGCCCTTGGCCCAGAGGCCCGCTTCGGCCGCTCGCCGATTGACGAGACCCTTCACGCGCTTGCCGCCGGCGTTGACCCACTTCATCAGCTCGGCTGGCACGGCGTCGTAGTCCCCGGCATTCAACTTTTTCAGCAGCGTCGACTTGCCCAGCCTGCCGGTGTTGAAGTCGAAGGACACGAGCACGGCATGCTGGTTATCCGTCAGCGGCACCTTGACCAGGCGCGACACCCGCTCCTCGAACTTGGCCAGGTCGGCGCGCAGGATCTCTTCGGCCTCGGCCTCGGTGATCACCATGGTGGGCGTCACCTCCGGCGCGCCGGCGGCGCTGGTATGGCCATACCCGATTGTCCAGATACCGCCTACGTCGGGATAGGCCTTCGTTTTCAGGCCTTCCCACTGCTTGACGAGCGCAAGGCCCGCCGCGTTGATGCGTCGGTTCATGTCTGCTTTTCCTTGTTTGTGAGGAGATGGCCGCGCACACTCAAACGAGCTATGAACGGCGCCGCGTTGAATGGCGGATTTCAGTTGGCGCAGAGCGCCGAGTACGATCGGAACTTCTTATGGATTTTAACGAGGCAGGCGAGCACGACGAAGAAGCCATGCTCAAAGGGCATCTGAGATCAGGGCTCGCCATGCGCAAGGTCGGAAGAGCGCGGCTGCGGCTCGCTCTCCCGGCCTATCGAGAAAAGCTGCTGTCGATCCACACCGTGGCATTCCTCAGTCTCTGCGAGTTCTATGCAGCCTCGGTTTTGATGGTCGACGATCTGCGCAAGGAAGATCCTGTTCGAGCCGAGCTGCTCGCCGAGTACGAGACCATGTGCCGCGACATGGAAGCAGATGCGGTAGCGATGATGAAAGGCGAAAGGAACGCAAGGTGGCGCTAGGTCGCCGCGTTGATGCGTCGTTCATTCATGTTTGCAACCTTTTTTGCTAAATTAGGGTTGGAAGCGCCAGACTTGCGTTGCGGCGATCAGGTCGCGACGACTGGGGCAAGGATGGAAGATGGATTACGAAAGGATCGGTCGGGCTCGAATGATGGTCCGACTGCCAAATCATCGGCGGCAATTGGCCCATCTTAAACTTGCCCTTTTGCGCGAGCTCCTGGAAAATTACGGTCTCGCAGTGGTGAAACGTGACGAGTTGCGCGCGCGGAGGGTCCGGCGAGATCTCATCGCCCAGTACGATGAGCTGTGCCAAGGGATGGAAGACGACGCCATCCAGCTCATCGATTGCGTCGGTCCGCGACTGGTTCATTGAAGTGCTGATGCGCAGATCGATGGGCTATGATTGGGATGGCGCGCGCCGCCGCCGGATGAAGGTGGCGAGATTTGGAACCGCCGCCGCTTTGGCGGGTCTGCTGGTCGCGGTCGCGGCTCAAGTGGCGACGCGAGCGATCTGAAGAAGGCCCCAGAGTCCTACGAGGATGATCTGGAGCCTTCCGTCTGAGCGTTCGAATTCACAGACGGTGCCTTGTCGCTCTTTTTCTTACACATCGCAAGGCCATCACCGCTTGCACCTATTTCCAGCGCGCTTTTACTCGAGGGCTGTTACCCGGCCGAGCAGGTCGTCGATCTGCGCCTGCTGCTGCTGGACCTTCGCAATCAGGTGAACGACCAGACGCTCGTACATGATGCCTTCGGCGACGGGCGTTTCGAGCGGAACCGAGCGCTGCACCGTTTCCTTGACCGTACGCGGCTCCTCCACCATCTCGACAATAGTCTCGGTGGTGGTCTCGACCCGCTGCACTTCACGCAGAATAGGCTGGCCGTCATCATCGACGAGGCCGGTATCGACGAACTCAGTGATCGGCGTTTCGATCGATCGAACGGTTTCGCGCTCGACGGGGACCATCACTTCGCGGTCAACTTCCTCGTCAACGATTTCCTCGGTGCGCCAATGTACAAGGCGCGGTTCAATCACGCCGACCTCTTCGGCGATAAAGCCGATGTAGGACCAATCGGGGTTGTCGATCGAGCAAAGCGATCGATACCAGACCGGCCGCAGTTCCATGATCACATCACGATACTCGGGCCAGAGATCCTCGACATCAATCTTGTATCGGCCCGATGACGTAGCGCGCACCAATGTGCCATTGGAGGCGACGAAAACGTTCGCCGCCGAAGCTGAGGTCGCGTTGTAGGTCGGAACACTGCGAAGAGTGCCGTCGTCATAGATTTGGAAACGGACGATCCCGTTTGTAGCAAAGCTCATTCTGTTTACAGCGTGAGCATAGTCGATCTGCCCCCGGTATGCTTCCGATACGTTTCCAAATCGCAGATAGGCAGCATTGGCATCCCCGGATACCAGTTGAAGAAGGACATCCCCCACTTTCTGAAGGGTGAGCATTGTCGCTCCCGCCAAAGACGGCAGCGTGTCGTTTTCCGTGACCGTTAGGGCCCCACGGAGTTTTCCGGCTACGTCACCAATCAGGAATTTTCCCCAATTGGTCGGCACGTTGTTATTCTTGCCCCGATACCACAACTCGTTAGTGACAGGACGTCCCCAAACCTGCCAGCCATACGGCGCGGAGGATAGACACGTCATCGACATACCGAATCCGTTGGGCACAGGGGTACTCGGATCAGCTGTGCTGTAACCCCACCCATTAACGGTGACGGCGCCTAGGTCCGCAATTGCGGGGCTGATCTCTTTGATCCTCGCGGGCAGTTGGCCGTTCGGTATCTCACCAAGCGCAGCATAGGCTGCTGCACCGTTCGCGGCGCCGACAAGGCTACGACCCGTGGCGGTAAACGTCGTAAGTGCCGCAGTGCCGGCGCCATCGAACCACGGAACCTTGTCTGCGGCGCTGTTAAGCCCGGCGAGTGCCGCGAGATTCCCGTTCTTTAGCATCTCAAGAAGATCACGTGTTGCCTGATCCATCCGCCCGCTATCGGGCGTGATCTGGATTTCATATGCTGCTGCAGCCTGCGCGCCGCCGAGCCACGGATAGGCGAGCGTCAGCGAGGTGTTGCTGTTGACCGAGAGGATGCGGACACCGCAGCCCTTGTGCGTGCCAAAGAGATCACCGGGCTGGATCGAATTGAGCCAGGTCGTGCCTTGACCGGTTACGGCGATACCGTTCGCCGCAACCGTCGCCGTGCCCGTCATATAGTGTGCAGGAAGCGCCATCGGTCAGCCCTCAATCGTAGCAGGCTGGGAAGGCTCATCGTCTGCTGCCGGCTGGCGCAACCCTACCAACTCGGCAGACAGAGCCTCTATCTGCGCATTTGCATTGGAGAGCTGCTGCGCCAGCACCAGGTTGCGGTTGCGTAGATAGGCCACTTCCTGCGCCTGCTCGGTGTAGGCAACAGCTGGTTCGATATCGATATGCTTCTGGGACATGGTATTCGCTTTCTGTTCTGGCAGTCATCGCAAACGCCGCTACGACGGCCGATGCCGGCAGCCGTGGCGGTGCGGATTAGATTTCGAGGAGATGGTCAGCGTTTCAGCTGAAGAGCGACGATCTTTCGGTCGCTCCAGGACGCCTGCTGGCCGCCCGGAATGCCGAGGTTTGAAACCCAGATTTCAAATGTTGTCGAAGCTACGCCGGCCGGCGGCTGATAGACCGCGGTTATGTTGGTGTAGTCTTCGTTCTGCGCAGCCGGAATTCCAATTGCGCTGGAACTGTTCATCGGAGTTCCGGCGAATCCTTCATCGCCAATGCTTGCGCCGCTAGCGGTCAATCGGAGGCGATGTTTGAGGATAGAGCGGATGCCCGCCTTGATCGAAGAAAACACCAGCAAAGGCGGCGAATTGGTGCCGTGATCCACCGCCAACTGAAGCGCTACACCGTCCGCTTGATTGCCGTCCGTGGCGCTGTTGATCCAGTATCTGGTGATCGCACCTGGCACGATATTCGATGTGCCAACCAAGAGATCATCGATCTGCGCCTGCTTAATCTTGACGTTGGCGATGTAAACGACGCCGCCATCGACGATGAAGGGGACGATCGGCGTCGTGCCGTTCGGATCGATGATCGCGAACTGGCCGACCTTGAACACAGCCCGCGTCTTGCCGCCCGACATGGCATCGAGGAAGAATGCAGCCTCATAGGAAGCGCCAGCCTCGGTGATGGACGTGCTGAAACCAATCCGCGCCAGAGCGCCCGACGGCGTTGCCTCGACACCGATGCGCAGCTTGCCGCCAGCAGAGAACCGGCCGACAGTCGTGTTGACCGAGGTGATCGCATCGGCATTCGCCGTGATCGCACCTTCGGCATCGGTTACGCGCGCCGACAGACTGTTGACCGCCGAGGCATCCGCCTTGCTCGGCAGAACCGCGATGATGTCTGTCAGCTGCTGGCCCTGAGCCGTAAGTGTATTGCCCTGTTGCGTGACGATCGCGGTCAGGGAGCTCAGCGCCGTGACGGTCGCCAGACCGGGGATCTTCGCCTCCAGCGTTTCGAGGCGCCCTACTATGGCGGAACCCGGCCCGGTCGCCGCAACGATCAACTCGGAATAGCTGGCTGTGATGAGGTCCGATCGCGCGACCAGCTCGCGCCGTAGCGTCTGCTTGTCGCGGAAGTTGGCGAAATCCTGCTCGGCAATCAGCCGCGCCATCCGCCCCTGCTCGTCGAGCAGCTGGCGGGTGCCATCACGCAGCCACTCGGTGGCTTCGTTTGTGTACTCGATCAGTGCCGGGACAAGACCCGGTCCCGTTGCGACCGCCGTCGTGCGCCAAAGTGTGAACTGCTTTAGCCGATCCGGAACAGTGGTGATCGTGGCCCTGGCATCATAGTGCACGCCGCCGACCACGTCCTTCGTCGTGGTGTACTCTCCGTTCTCCGGCTCTGTGCACTGATCCTGAAACTCGCGTGTCTGCCCGTTGATGCGATAGAAAAACCGAACCGCCGTGATTGTCGGATCGTTCGGAGGTGTCCAGGTGAAGCTCAAGGCCGGAATATCAACGCCGCTTGCATCGCTGACGAAACCAACAACAACGTCGAAATTCTGCACCGTGAACAACAGCGACGGATTGATCGGCGGCGTGGGCGGAATGACGATCGGACCGGGCGCGATGTTGCCATCGTCGTAGATGTCGGCGCCGGTCTCTGAGAGGACGAGCGTGATGCGCAGATCCTGCTCGCAACGCCACTCCGAAATCATCCAGTCCTTACCGTCGACCTTGATCCACTCGCCTTCCTGCACCTTCAGGCCGACGCGACGGCTCACCGGCTGTGTCTTCGTCCCGCCTTTGCGGTTCTGGCGATAACGGACGTTCAGCAGGTATTGCGCGATGTCGGCATCTGAGACCTGCAGGAAGTCGATCGATGTCTGCCGAGCGCGCTTGTCGGCCGCGACGTCCGCATTGACGACGATCGGTTTCAGGCTCTCCGGGTTCCACTGGGCTTCCGGTGAGGTGAACTGGCCGGAGAGATGATTGTAGAGTTCGAACGCGGACTTTCGCGGCTGGCGCGGTTTCGGGCGATCGGTCGGGATATCCGCATCCGTCAACGTCAGAACCGGGATCTGGGGCGCACCGACGACGACACCGGATAGTCCGCGACGGTTTAGTGCATATCCGGCCATTGCGTCATCAAATGCCGAAAGCGCTTCGGTATGATCGGTCTCGCCATCGACAAACAACGAGCATTCATAGATCGGCTTTCCCTTGCGCAACGTGCGGCAATAGTTGATCGCGACAAAGTAGGACGCCAGGTCCAACTGCCCGAGGCTTTTGCCTTCGCCGATCAGCGTCCGGCCGGAGCGCAAGCCCCGCACGCCGAGCTGATAGTTGAGCCGATGGATTGCCGGGTTCTTCGTATGCGTCCAGGTCGCAGCATCGTTGAGCCGCTGCGGGCCGTTGCCGCCGGCGATTGTCGAGTCTTTTGTCGGGTCGTACTCGCGCAGGCCGCGCAACACCCACTCGAAATCAGGCCGGCCGTTCGGGAATAGGTCACCCGAGTAGTTGCGCTCGACAATGACATAGCAAATGCCCGAAAGGCGGCTTGTCGATTTCCAGCGGTTACCGAGGTTGGCGGTGGTGTTGACGGCGTGCATGTCGACAGGCTGGCCCGGTCGACCGTCATAAAAGCGTATCGAGACAGCTTCGCCGAAACCCTCGATGCCGTAGTGCTTCACCTCGCCGCCCAGCAGTGCGCGCTCAACCAGGTTGTGCTTCTTGCCGTAGAAGTAGACATAAGGCTCGAGCCCATCGCACCATCCATTCGAGAGGGCAAAAATATCGGTATTGATCTGGTTGCCGCTCCCCCACTTTGCATAATAGAGGCGGTGGCCCTTCGTCTTGCCAGTGCCAAAGAGGGCGTTGACCGGGATGTCCCCGCCCAGTTGCACTTCGCCTTGAACGGCAGTGAACTTCTGCTTCTTCGGCTTGTTGAGCTTCGACAGCGCCAGCTTGGCGCCGAAGGCAAGGCCAGCACCGATGATGTTGGCAGCAAGCAACGAGCCGCCGAACAATGCGCCGGCGATGGCCGCCGCGATCGAACTGAAAATAGCCATGGAAATGCTTATCCGAGATGGAACGTTGCGATGACGTTGGAAAGGCCGTGATCAGAACGGCCCCTCTCGGCTTTGGTGATGAAGCGGATGCCGAGGCAGACGCCGACATGCTCGGCGCCGTCGGCAAGCCGAAGGATCACGAGATCGAAGTACCGCGCCGTTGCAGCGCCGTCCGGATCCTGCCCGAGGGTGGTCGACCAGAAATCGACGAGGCTGGAAAACCCGCGCCGGCGCAATGCCATATGGGCGCCTCGCAATGTGCTGTACGCGCCGCGGTACCGCTCGACGAGCGATGTGCCATGCAGCGCGTCCGACATGGCGCAACCCATGTGAAAGCAATCGCCCGGGCCATAGACATAGGGGGTCGACAGCTCACGCTCGAGCGTGGCCGATCCGATGCGAAACCGTTCCATGATTACCTCTGGGTCTGACCCCATTCCTCCGGGATCGTGCCGACCGTGGCGACATATTCGAGGCCGGTATCGGTCTCGTCATTGTCGAACTGGTGATCCTGCTGGCTGCGCTTGATGAGCGTCTGGCCGCGCGCTGACCGGCCCGGCGGCTCAAGCTCGATCGTCAGCGTCAGCAAGCCGGAACCTTTGGCATCCAGCGCATCTTCGTTGAAGCTGACGCGGTTGATCTCGTAGATGTTCGAAACGAGGATGCCCGCCACGTCATCCGAGTTGGGCACGCCGGCAACGTGGGTGATGACGACGGGCGAGTTCGGATAATCGTACTGCTCGATCTTCGCGATCGCATCGTCAGGGTCCGTGACCGGGATATCAGAGAAAACAACGGTGCGCGTAGTTACGGCGATTCCGACGGCGCTGTTGAGGTCGCCCGGATCAAGGAACCGGTTCGGCAGGTACGTGAGGCCGTTGTATGTGAAAGGCCGGCCGCCTCGGTGATAGCCGACGGTTTCGCCGCGAAGATCGAAGCGGATCAGGTCGAGCACGACGAGTTCGCCGCTGTCGACCAGCGCCTCAACCTCAGGAGAAAGGACGCTCATGAGTAAAACATCTCCGACGCGGTGAACTGGACACTGTAGTGGGGCCAAGCCTTCGGAAGGCTGTAGCTGCCTTCATCCATTTCCATGATGCAGGCCGGCTTTTCGAAGTGGACAGTATTGCCCGGTGCGAAAGTCTGCGAACTGAGCGCAAACCGGATCTTGGCGGTGATGACGCCGGCGCCATTGGCAACTGTCGGCGCCACGATCCTGTGAAGCGATCGCACAAGCGGCGTCTTGCGAACCTCGAGATAATCGCCTGGCGAGAGCTGGAACCCGACCGGGAGCCCGGAGACCACGACGGTCAACGGATCGGTGATCGACTGAAGCACCGCGTCACCGTTGAAAGCTCCACCTCCGGCCTTCACGCCGGAAAGCGGCGTGCTGCCCTGGTACGCTATCGGCCGAGGCCGATGCGGATCGTACCCCGCGAAGACCCCGCCGTCGCTCGCAAGCATGTTGAACGTGTCGAACAGAGCAGCCTCGACCGTCGTCAAATTTCCCGCGCCATAGGTCGCCACCCAATAGGGCGTGCCGTTGAAGAGAGATTCCGTGCGCCGGCCCTGCATGCGCGTCGTTTTGCGCGTCCGGATAGGGTCGAACATGATCGTCGGCCCATAGACGACACTTGGAAGTGTGATCAGGTCTGGCATCAGTTGTCCCCGCCGTTCTGGCGATAGTTTGCCTTCGCCGCATCCCTCTTCTGGATGAACTGGATCGCCTGCTTCCCGCTCTGCTCGAGAATGCTGCCGACAAGTCCTTCCCCGAGTTCAATCAGCACGAGCGAATTGCCGTTCGACCCATCCGAACCGGCCGCACCCGAGGGCAGCTTGCTCGGCGCAATGATGCGGCCATGGTTCGTCGGCACCATGAACTCGTCTTCATATTCGTTGACGCGATAGATCCTGCCCGGCGACACGTCGCCGCCGCCGGCGCGAGCGCCCCCAAATCCCAGAACGCCACCGAGCGTCGTGTTCGGCACAAAGCTCGAGGAAAACAAACCGCTGTTGCTGCCACCGAAACCACCCGACAAGGCGCTGAAGATCGAGCCAAACAACCCCTGCCCGTTCGTCTTCACGTTAATGATCTCGGTCAGCAACGCCGCGATCGCGTCCTTTGCGTCGAAGGTGCCGTCGATGATCCGATCCAACTGATCATCCAGCGCTGCGCCCATGCGCTCGGCGCCGTCGCGCAGGCGTTCCTGCTGATCAATCAGGGCATCCTCCGCCGCGAGCTGGCGATATTTCTGGTCGATCAGATCGGAAATCTGCTGCCCCTCTTTCGAGGTCGCGGCAACGCCGGCCTCGCGAAGGGCAAGCGTGCGCTCGCGCTCGATGTCGGTCAGGCCGATGACGGAAAGCTCTTCGCGCAACGAGGCGATGACCTGCTCGATCGCCTTGGCTTCCTTCTCCGCTTCGGTTGCCGCCTTGGAGCGGCCGCTGCCGCCCTTCCCCTTCGATCCTGTCGAACCACTCTCGAACGCATCGTTGACGCGCTGCTGCGCGAACTCGGCGCGAAGGATATCCTGCGCCGATTGAATGCGACCACCCTTGGGTGATGCCTGTTCAGCTGCATCGGCGATGCCCGCACGGCGATCAAGCAACCCTTGGATCTGCTTCATCTCGGCATCGATCGCCGCGATCTCGGTCGCGCTGTCGCGACCAAAGAACGCGCGGAACCCTTCGGCCTCACCTTTTGTGCTCAGCGTTCTCGCGCGGGCTTCCTTCAGCATGGACTGGCGATAAAGGAGACTGCCGGTCTGCTGCTGCTCGAAAGCGAGGAACGAATCTTTAAAGCTCAGGAACGCGCCAGCGGCGTCGACTATGGCCTTCTTGAGGCTCGTGCCCACCGTCGTCGCAATGGTGGCGAACTTCCGGTCTACTTCCTCGGCGCGTTTGATCAGCTCCTCGTCCATGACGAGACCCAGATCGTGAGCCGCACGAATTTGATCCCGAATGCCCTTCTCGCCCTGACGGATCAGTTGCAGGAACTGTTCGCCGCCGGTACCGCCGAACACCTCGTCGAGGATGCGAATTTGCGCAGCCTTGTCGAATTGCTGAAGTTTCCCGATGATCTCGGTAAAGAGGGCCGACGGATCTTTCAGCTTGTCCTTGAGCTTGTCAGCGGAATAGCCGAGACGCTGGAATGCCTCTGCGGCAGCCCCACCACCGGTCACGATGAACTCATCGGCGCGCAGGTTCAGTTCCTTGATGCCATCCGTCAGCGCGTCGACCGCAACACGGTTTTGCTCGGCGACGAACTTCAATTCCTGAAACGCCTGGACGCTAACGCCGGCGCGCCGAGCTTCATCTCCGACAGCAGCGATGGCGTTGGCCGCATCCTTGATTGCCGCGACTGCGCCCGTCGTAACGATGCCGGCGATGAAACCGGCAGCTCCGCCGACCTTGTTCTTGATCGCCGCAAACGATGCCGCGACGTCGTTCGCCGTCGTTTTGCCCAGCGCACGCACGCGCGCCAAAGCATCGGCTAAACCTTTCGGATCACCGGAAATCGTGACTGGAATATCTGGACGTGACATTCAGCTATTGCCCTTCTTTCGGCACGCCGATGACTTGATGGTTTGGATTTGCCTTGAGCGACGGGCGAACGCCGTGCTCGGCCGCGAGCCGTCGCACCTCCTCACGGGAGATGAAGGGAGCACTGCTCATCTTCCCTGACAGCCCCTCCAGCGCCATCTCGAATTCTGCCGCCGTTGCATGCCAGAAAATCTCCGGCGACCAGCCGAGAAGTTTTGGCGACACCGCGATGCGGAAGGCAGTTTTGAGATGATCAGAAATCAGGAGGGGCTGACGGGCTTTCCCAGAACGGCATCCGCTGAAAGCTGGTTGGCCGTGCGATCGTCTCGCCGGGAATTCCCGGCCTCGATATGCCCGACCAAAGCACGTTGCACCGCATCCCGCCACGCGAACTGATCCGTGGCCGAGATGTTGCTGTCGTCGAGTATCTTGGCGACCAATTCGGAAAGCTGATCACCATCGTCCGGCACGATGAGGCAGCGCACTGCGCACGCAACAGCCTTAGGTTCATAACCCAGAACGCGGGTATAGAGATCGTCGAGCGTCTTGGTGCCGAGCGCGTCGGACAGGCGAGCAAGGCCGGAAAAGGTCACAGCAATGCGAAAGGTGATCGCACCGATTGTGACCTCGGCCTCGCCACGAATGGGATTTGCAAAAGTCATCGGCACCCCCTTATGCAGCAGCGACGAAAGTGATGACGCCAGTCATCGCGCAGCGGATATCCATCTGAAGCTCGTTCGTCTTGTCACCGGAGACGGTGATCGAAATAAGCATGTCGCCCTCGAACGTGCCGACACCAGGCACCGTAACCTGATATTCGGTCACGACCTGGTTGATCGCGTCAGCCGCAACAGCCTTCATGACGGTGTTGCTGACGAACGCGCCTTGCCCGCTGAAGCGGATAGACTGGATGCCGTACATCAATGCCAGAACGAGCTTGCTGCCGGGGTCGGCGCAGTTGGGCTTGGTGATGTCGATCTCCTCGTTGTTGATTTCGAGGGACCGCTGTTCCGTGATGCAGGCCAGAGTGAAGGCGCCTGCACCATCCGTGCGGGCGAGTGTAAGCAGACGGCCGAGTGCCATGATAATGTCCTCTTGCTGGTGGGGTGACGGCGCTAGAGCGCCGCTTGCTGTGGATCGGCTGCAAGCGTCTTGTAGGCGATCCGGTAATTGATGGAGCCGGCGCAGAGAGAGGTGCCAGTCTGGTTGTTGACGAAGTGCCGCTCGGACTCTAGCAGCGCTTCGATGACGAGGCCGCCTAGCTGGATGGCCGAGCCCATTGCGGCCTCGACCTCGACGCATATTTCGTCGAATTCAAGTTCCGGATCTTCGTCACGAAGATGCACCACGATCGACAGCGGCAGGCTGCGATCATAACCATCCTCGCCATTTGGCCCGGAGGACGGGCGCAGGCTGGCCGGCTCATTGCTGTCCGACCAGGTAAGCGTCAGCGCGGGCAAGGTCTCCTGACGGATGGCACCCTTCCGGCCGCGAACAACCTTGTCGAGGTCTGCAAACCTCGGGATGGCGAACAGCCTGCCTTTGATTGCATCAAAGATCTGGGTGCGAAGATGCGCCATCTCAGGCGATCGTCCTGCCCTGATCGCGCAGCGCCTGCCCGAGGATCTCGACAGTGTACCCGAGCGCCACGATCTGCTCGCGGGTCTTCTTCGCGTCCGCCAGCCGACCGACATCGCAACGGATGGCGGTGCGCAGACGTGAGGGCAACTGCTGCCACGGCCGCTGGGTCATGGCGCCGACGGTTTTCCGAGCGGCAGTCTTCTGAGCGCTCTCTCCGTCGGAGAACAGCGCCTGGCAAATTTCTTCCTGTGGATCGACTGTCGGCGTGACGATCGGCGCTTCCTGTTCCTGTTTCATGTCAGATGTCTCCTGAAAGGAAGAGTTTGAGCATCGCCCGCGCGTCGTCTTCCACGTTGATGATCGGATAGGTCACGCCATCGATCGTGACCGTGTCGCGCTGGCTTTCGAGACCGGGCGCATCGGTGACCGCGATAGAGAGAAGGTGCGTGGTCCCCTCTACGGCTTGCGACACTTCCTCGACCAGATCGACCTCGCGCCAGACGCGAAGCACGCCCCGAACCTTCGGTCTGACGACGCCCGCAATAGTCAGCATGGCGTCGACATTGCCGAAGGCGTCGACGAAGTCCGCGCCCATCCCTTCAAACAGCGATGGGCGGCGGCTCATTTCTTGGCCTGCTCGAGGTTTTCTTCGGCATCCTCGACAGCATCGATCGCCTGCTGCAATGCCTGATGGTCGGCGTCCGTCGCCTCGTCCATTGATGCCGCCTGGTGGGCGAGCTCGTACGCGGCCTTGGCATCTGCCAGCGCCTTCTCAAGCGCAGCGATGTTAACCGGCTGCGAGGTGCCGCCCGCCTTCCGCGTGGAGGGAGCCCGACCGAATACAAACGTCACGCCATTGCTCTTGTAGAGCTCCTCCCGCTCCTTGCTGACAGGCAGGATGTCGACGCCGGTGAGCTTGTCCTGAGGCCAGACAGTCAGCGAGCCGCCGACGATCGGTACGGCGACAGCACGCGGGCCGGCATGGGTAATTTCAGCCTTGATCGTTTTCATGGAAATCTCCGGGTGATGTCAGGAGACGGCCGGCGCGTTGCCGTTCGCCTCCTGATCCGCATCAGGTGCGGGTTGCCTTGCGAAGGACCTCGGGAAGGGTGCAGAGATAGAGCGGGTATGAGTACAGCTCACCCTTCGTCCAAGCCTCACGATCCTTGTCGACGATGTTCAGGGCGTAGGTGTCCTGGCCGCGCGTGTTGACGAACGGTCCGAACTCCGCCGGCGACATCGCTTTCTTGAACACGTCCTTGGCACCGACCGGGAAGAACTTCGCTTCCGTGGTCGGTACGGCGACGGCGTCGTTGTCGTCCGTGCCCCGGTAGTTGTGCCAAGTGATCCCGCCGAAGTAGAAGCTTTCGAAGGCCGTCTTCTCGCGAAGCGCTTCGGCAGCCGCCCAGTTCTGGTAGGTCGCGACCACGCTCTGATGCTTGATGAGGTCGTCATAGAACTCATCACCGGCAATCGCATGCACCTGCGTTGCCGGCGTGAATGACCCCTTTGCCGATCGCGCCATGGATCGAACGACCTTCTGGCATTCGGTCCGGACATCAGTGCCGGCAACGTCGAGTTCGAAGCTGACAGCCGCCGGTTCGGCAATATTGAACTCGGCGAAGTAGTCATAGATGACCGTCACGCCATCGGCGTCGAGCAACTTGCCCTGAAGCGCGCCGAGGCGGTGATACTCGTGCGTCAGGTCCATGTTGCTGCGCACGGTCGCCATGCGCGTGGCGTACTCCACCTGCAGCGCCTCGAACTCCGATTCCGTGCCGAAGGCGCGGATGCCTTCGACCTCGTAGGCCCACATGGTGAAACTGTCGGTCAGGCGGGTGGTGCGAAGATCGCGGATGTCTCGACCGGCGCGATCGGTTTCGCGGGGAGCGGAGCCGAGCGGCGACGTCGGGATCAACGACAGCTTGTTCTCGCGGCGCTCGACCGCGACGGTCCGACCGTAAACCGGCACGGGTTCGAAGATGTTCAGCGAGCCGAGCAGGCCCGGAACAAAGTCGACCTTGTCGACGGCCGCCGTCAGGCTGACCATTTCGAAAGCCCTGTTGTTGAATGCATTCATGGAAAGTGGCATCGGGGCCTCCTTATCGAACAATGATGCCGAGGGCCGCGAGAGCCGCGACACCGGTTGCGATCTGGTTTGCCGTGGCGCCGGCAAACCAGGTGAGTTTCGTGGCCTTCACCTCGCTGTCGCGCGCCGTCATGGTGCGGACGTCTCCGGCGCCGCCGCCCTCGAACAGAATGCAGGCGACGACCTCGCTGCCATCGTTGGCAGTCGGGTTGTAGAGCTTGAACGCGCCGCCGACGGTCACCTTGCCGAGCACGCTGCCCGGCGGCAGTTCGCCGACAATGCCGGCGGCAAGCACTCCGGTCTCACGCGAGCGGTGACCGTTGGCTTCGGAGATCAGATATTCGGCCGTGCGTGGCCCATCCTTGAACGTCGTCATGTCACTTCCCCTTCATCTTGACGCCGGCCTTGGCCAGTGCGCCGTCCCAGGACTTCGTGGCGTTCGCGCTGCGAACGTCGCCATCGCCACCGCGGCCGGTCTGCGACGGGCCGCGTGCGTTCATGCGACCTGCGAGCCGGCCGCCGGACGCCTGCGACGTGCCCCCGTACTTGAGGGCGGCAAGCGCCTTCTTCGGGCTGTCGGCCGTCTTGAAGGCGAGATGGGCAGCAAGCGCCGGATTGCCCTCGGCGCGCGGCGAACCGAGAATGGAGCCGATGCGCTTGCGCTCGGCGCGGCGGCCCTTGATAAAGGCGGCCTTCTCCTTGTCCGACATGCCTTCTTGCGGGTCGTCTTCTTCGGCGTCCGGATCGGCATCGTCGTTGTCGTCGGGAACTGCGTCCTCGTCTTCGGCATCCTTGTTGGGATTGTCGTCGTCCGCGGCGGGGTCGTCCTGGTCGTTTTCGGCGACCGGATCGAGGTCCTCTTCTTCGCCGTCCTTCGGCGGATCATCGGACATGCGGCGGGGTTTTCCGCCGGCTACCCGGCGGATCATCTGTGCAAGCGACATGCGCTTCTCCTTTGCTGGGATAAGCCCTCGGGCGGGTCGCCCGCTGTTGCGGGCGGTTAGGCGGCCTTGCGGCCGATCTCGGAAATGAAGGCGTTGGCAGCGGCGATCGGATCACCGACTTCGTCAACAAGGCCCACCTTCACGGCGTCGGCGCCCATGAAGGTTTCGGCCTCGGTCTTGCGCAACGCGTCGGCCGTGATCCGGCCCTTCCGGTATCCGGCGACTGCGTCGATGAACATGTCGCGGACAGTGTCAGCCTCGGCGACGGCCTTCTTGTAGACTTCGTCGCCAAGCGCCTCGTAAGGCGAATAGTCGTTCTTCCGCGCTCCGGAAAAGATCGGCGTGATGTTCACGCCGGCCTTGTCCATGGCTTTCGAATAGTCGACGTGCAGCATGATGACACCAACTGAACCGGCCAGGCCAGTTTTCGGGATCACGCTGCCGGTCGCAGCCGAAGCGATCAGATAGGCGGCAGAACAGGCATGCTCCGTCAGGATTGCCAACACCGGCTTTTCCTGCGCCAGCTGATGGATCGCGTCGGCGCAAGAGAATGCCCCAGACACAGCTCCACCGAAGGAATCGACTTCGAGGATGACGCCGCGAATATCCTTGTTCGATCGGCAATCGCCCACCTGCGCATGGATACCCTCGTACGAGGTAGCATCGCACATCGCGCCGATCCACTTGCCCTTCGGTACCAGCGCTCCCTCGACTTCGATGACGGCGACACCGGACTTTCCGATCATGCGCGGACCCGTGTAGGACGGGTTGCCCTCAAAATCGACAGCATCGCGGACCGGCTCACCGATCAAACCTGCCTGCCACTCGCCGCCGAACGTGACCGAGCCACCGAAGATGCGGGGCGCCATGGCACGGGCATACTGTTCGAGCGTGCCGCGATGGGCGAGCAGCGGTCGATTAAACAGCTGCGAGGCAATCTGCGGATAATGGGTCATGCTGCTCTTGCCTCCTGACGCTCGCGAGCGTCGCGTTCGTCCGATGTCTCGGTTTTCTCCGGGCCGGGCTTAGGCTCATCGGAGGTCGGGAATGACAGTCCGAGGGCCGACAGGAACCGCTGTTCGCGGGCACGCTTGCGGGCGACCTGTTTCCAGTCCATGCCCTGCTCGGCGCATTCCTTTTCGAGGTGCGAGATCCCGAGGCTGAGGCGCAGGCCTGCGGCCTTGGCTTCCTTCTCGGGATCAACCCAACCGCGCGCCGGACCAATCCAGTCGACACGCGACCAGGCAGCGGGTGCCGCCTCGAACGATGGTGCACGCGCCGGCAGCCGGATGATGCGGCGATCGATCGCCTCCTCTAACCATGCCCGGTAGATCTGGTTCATGAACTGGGCGGCAAACATATCCTTGCGCGCCGTCAGTCCGCGCCAGACCTCAAGGATCGCGGCACGAGCCGAGGAGTAATTCACCTGGCTCCAGTCCATTGTCAGCTGCTCGTAGGTCAGGCCGACGGTGGACGCGACGTTGCGCAGCGCTGCCCGGAAAAACACTTCGAAACCGGAGTTCGGATGGCCCGGCTGTGTCAGCGTCACCTGATCGCCGGGATAGAGAAAATGCGCCATCCCGGCCGGGATCTTCGGAGGCATCTCCTTGTAGGTGTTGACGCGATCGAGCGTGCGCTGGTCCCAGCGCTTGGCAGCATCCTCGTCAGTCAAAGACTCGGCGATCTCGCCATGATCGCCCGGCGAGGTGATGAAGGCAGCGAGCACGGCATTGACCATGGCCGCTTTCAGTTCCGCCTCATCATACTGGGTCATCTGCTTCAGCTTTCGCAGAATGGGCGCCAGCGGCGGGACTCCGCGGAACTGACCGTCGCGATCCGCCTCAAAGGCATGCACCATGATCGGCCGGCCCCACTCGGTCTCACGCGCGACCCGCACCCATTCCGGCGAACCGGAGCCCCAGATGTAATCGTCATCCGGATGCTGTGTGCGGATCCAGTAAGCGTCGGCCGCGCCATAGCGGTCGATGTCGATACCATCGCGGCGGTTGAGCGTGTCAGCCTCATGGAAGGGGTTCGACAATCGCGCCGGGTCAATCAGCTTCACCAGCGTGGCATAGGGCGACCCGCGTTCCTCGTCCCAGCAGAGTTCGGCCAAAGCCTCGCCATCGCCGAAACGATGACGGTAGGCGCGACCGAGAACCGAGGCCATCGGTCCCTGCCGCTTGGCATCGCACCAGAATGCCGGATCGGTGGCATATTCGGTCCACTTCTCCTCTATCTCGTCGGAGAGTTGGTCCGCCTCGTCTGCCGTCAGGTTCAGCGACTTTTCTGGCAAATCGACGGCGATGTCCCAGCCGGAGCCGATGATCACATCCATGTGCCGCGACATTGCAGCCGACGCCCAGCCATCGTTGCGAGCGATGTCCTGGACACGATCGACCATGACGTCGCGCTCTTGCGACAGCGCCGACTGACCGGAGACTGAGCGCGGGATCCAGTCCGACATATCGGGATGGCTGTAGCTCGCGGCCTGATAGGCAGTCTCGCCGCCGAAGCCGCGCTGCCGGACCGTGGCCCGCTGCATCGGTCGGCCGTTCTGATCGAGGATGACAGGTAAGCTCATACCCGTACTCCCCGACGACGGGCCGAAGGGATAAGATCGAGCTTTGCCTGCAGCTCGCGAACGTAGTTACGCAGCCGAGCCTCGTTCGCCTGCGTATAGGTGACGCTTTCGCCGTTGTAGCTCAGCGTTACCGCCTTTCTGCCGATAAGCAGCTGATGCAGCGCACCCTCGGCGTCTGCCAGCTGGCCGCGGTAAAGCGCTTCCTGTTCGGGAGTGAGGGCCGGTCTCATGTGTCACCTGTTGAGTTGGCGCAGGGCTTCTGCAGCCGTGAGCTTTTTCTGTTCCGTACGGACTGGCGCTTCGGTTCGAGGCGGTGGCGCCGGCTGCGGTTGAGCCTGTGGCACCTGGTTGAGATGGTCCTCGAGGTCGCCTTGCCTCGGGGGCTCGATCTTGCCGAGCCGATCCTCGATCACGTCCCATTGTTCGTCGGTCCAGTAGGGAATGCCGAGACGGTAGGCGCCCGCGAGGCTCTGGTTGAGCATGTCGAGAACTTCGTTCCGACGGCCCTCTGTCAGTTTCCAGACATAGCGGGTGTGGCCGGATCTGGTTTTCTCGGCGACCCGGCTTTCTGACGTCGCCTGCTGAAACAGGTCGTCTTCGAAGCCGCGAGCAAAGCTGATGTAACCGGCCTGTTCGGCATCTTCCTTCTTGAAGTCGCGATAGAGCCGCAACTTGAACGCCGACGACGCGAACGTGAAAAACCGGCTCGACCACTTCTGCTTCTTCGGCTTGCCCTTCTTGTCGTACTCACGGGCCTGGGCGATCGGCGGTGCGTTGTCGCTGTTGCCGCCGCGAACCATGATGACGCGTGAGCGAGGATGCTTGCGCACCCAGTTCCAGACGTCGTCGGTGTAGGCGTTGCCGTCGATCGCAAAGAGGTCAGCGGTGCGCTTGCGCCCCGCTTCGTCACGCCACTCCCGCGTGAGCAGAAGATCGAGGGCCGCTCGAACCTCCGGCTCTGAGATATGACCGGAGTGCTCCCGGAAGCCGGGAAGATGCCCGCCGGCGCGACTGTCGATCATGCCATGGTCGACGACGGCACGAAGGCGATTGCGGCCATATCCGACCAGCAGCCATTCGACACGGTCGCCCTGTACATCGAGGCCCAGCACCAGCGACAAAACCCCGGCTGGAATTACGCCGCGCGCGAAACCGTTCGCCTCGGCGCGATCGCGCAGCACTTCCCAGTCGACGGCCTTGTTGTCGGCCTCGTAGGCGAGCCCGAGCCAATCGTTGAAAAACGTCTGCTCGGCGCCGGCGCCGTTGTCGCGCTTCTCGGGGCCACCGGCCTGCAGCGAGATGAATTCGCGCGCCAGGTTCTCCCAGCGCTCGAACGGTGAGTAAGCCATCCAGATCCGGAAAGACCGATGGCGCCGAGCGCGCTCCGGGTATTTGGCAACCCACTGCGCGCCGTTTTCCGGGCGAACCATCCACTCACGATGATGCTCGTGGATCTCGCCGCCGCAATGGATGCAGACAAAGTGTGCCTTCTCCGGGTGCAAGGGATCGATATGATCCCGCATATTCTCCCAGCGCAGCTCCTGAAGTCCGCCGCATTCCTTGTGCGGACACGGAACGTGGTAGCTTTCCTGCGATCCCTCGCGATAGTTCGCCGTGATCTTGCAGCCCGGCTCGACCATCGGCGTCGAGATCTTGAACACCTTGGCATTGAAGAACGCCTTGCTGCGACTGTCGGCCTGCGCCTCCGGGTCGCCGGCCTCGTTCATCTGCCACTTGGCAAGGTCGTCCTGCACCTGCTTGCGCGGCGAGATCATCGACAAGCCCGCCGGCGAGTTTGCGCCGGCCGCCTGGATGGCGCCGCGGCCGTCGATGCGTTCCTTGTAAAGGACCGAGTTGCTGGCATCGCGGCTGTTCTGAGAAAACAGCTTGGCGACCACAGGCATCTCGCGCACCAGCGGCATCAGCTTGGCTTTCGACCAGCGGGCCGCGTTCTCCTCCGTCGGGTGAACGTAGAGGAAATCGCCGGGCGCCATGTCCAGCGAGCCGAGCGTGAAGATATTGGCGCAGATGGTACCGCCAATCTGCGCCGATTTGGCAAGGCTGACGATGTTGCAAGGATCCTCCGGCGACAGTGCTCGCAGGATCTCAGAGAAGAACGGAACGAGGTCCTCGTTGTACGGGCCTGGATGGTCCGTTATCCGCTCCGAGAAAACGATGTGGCGCTTGGCCCAGTCGAGATAATCGATCGACGGCGGCGGTTCGCAGATCTCGGCCAGCACGCTCAAGGCAAGCCGCCCGGGATTGAACAGCATCGTCACGTTTCATCATCCTCGACGTGGTCGGGCAGCTCGGCCGCCTCTGCAGCAAAATCTTTCGCCTTCTTCGCCCGGTGATCGCGGAACGCCTTCAGCATCAAATGCGTGGCGTCGTGCGTCGGGATCGAGAACTGAGAGGCAATCGCCTTCGCCATCTCTGATATGCCCTGCTCCATCACTTTGAAGGCATCGGCGACCGCCTTGACCATTTCTCGACGGGCATCATCCGCGAGCATGTAGCGACCGAGTTCCAGCGCTTCCTCACGCTCCATGCGCGCGGTTGTGATCTTCTGCTGCTTCAGCTTCTCGGCCGCGACCTCATCGACGAATGGCTCGAGGATGTTGGTCGGCTTGGCCGGCGGCTTCGCCCTGGTCGGTGCCTCGTCGAGTAGATCGGGCAGCGCCGAAGTCGGAGCCGAGCGGGTCGCCGTCCCGTTCGCGCCGAAACGCTGGGCCGGATCAAGCGAGCGCTTCAACTGCTCCATCGCGACCGACGGTCGGATCTTTGCGTTGCGGCCCTCCCCTTCGAGCGCATCGCCGAAGATTTTGCGCTCCGCGATGTATTGCGAGATCCGCCCGGCGCTGACGCCGACATGAGCAGCGAACGCGCTCTTCGTCATGACTTCAGCGTGCAGGCTCATCTTTATGGTGCGCTCGACTTTAGCGGGCCTCTTTAGTTTAGGCTCCGACTTTAGGCTTCAAAAAATCGCTCAGACTGGACAACCACCGCGGTGCCAAATACCCGCAGGTCGGACTTTCCCAGGAAGGACCCGCGAAAATCCGGAGGGGTCAACGGGCCGTTCGAACCGCCCGCTCAAAGGCGGCGGCGAAGTGGTCGTGAATGTTGGCGTTCACATACCGCTCGACGACTTCGCGCAGGCGGAGACGGACGCGATACGAGGACTGCGGCACGAACAGGATGACCGGGACGATCGCCTGCGTGGTCGGGTCTCGCTGATAGACGCCGGGAAAGAGATGGCCCGGCCGCTTGGCAACGAAGAAGCGCGCGTTCTTGTAGTTCTTGTTCCGCTTTAGCGAAGTCTCGGTTCGCTTGCGGGTCGCCCCTGCCCCTCGGTAATCGATCTGAAGATCGGCGAGAACGCGGTTCAAGAAACCTTGCGTCATGTTGCCATATCGATCGAGCGGTGCTCGCTTGGCTGGCACCGCGGCTTCGTTCGCCTTCATGTGACCGCGCTGGATCAACTGACGTTCGAATGCCTTATGCGAACGCATGCCGCCCTCGATCTGTGGACCGAGGAATGCAGTAGCGGGCAAGCCACCCTTCGTCCTGTCGCCAGTGACGACAACAGCGGCCTGCAGGTTCTGCCGGGTCGCACGGTCGAAGACGACACCACGCTTGGCATAGGGCGTCGGTCTATCGAACACCCGGTCCATCTCGCGCTGCACTTCGAGCCGACCACCTTTGGCCGTCTCGTTCAACGTCAGCATGATGGCATACGGCAACTGCTTGCGCTCGATATCGCGCAACGACCGTTCAAATCCCGATAGATCGAATTTGATGTGCGCATCGATCATCGGGCACCTACCAGTGCCGCCATTACAGCGGCGCGTTTCATGGCTGCCTCCATGGTCTGGAAAAGCAAAACCCGCCGGGACTTTCGTCCAGCGGGTTTCTGACCGGTATTCCAAGCGGGTCTTAACCCACCTCTGTACCATCGAAAGTATGTCAAGCGACTGCCGCAAACAATACGCGAAATGAGATATTTTTATTACGCCTTTTCAATGGCTTGCGCGGAAAACTCCGCTTTTCTCAAAACACCCCATGGCTGACGGCTCGGAACGAATGGGAGCAACTCATGCCCGGAAAGCCGCCCTTTGGCGGACAACCAGGCATGGATTTGCTCCAAGGCCGATTGCCAGAGCTGCCAGTCAAGGCGCGACAGGACATCGCCACGGATCGAACGGTCCAAGCGCCACTTGCGATAGGCACCCTTCAAAGGTCGCTGGCGACGCTGATCGAAACCATTGTCCTCGAACTCATAGATCTTGCCCAGGCTGTCTTTCGCCTTGCGCTTCACGAACCAAGCGGGCTTGCCATTGCTGGTCAGCTGCACCGCCTTCGGTTCGTCAGCATGCCAGTCGGGCCCGCGCTGCAACACCGCCACCGAAATCACCAAGCTGACGACGTGCTGTCCGCTCAAGCGGTCACTACGGCCACGCTGCTCGGTCGCGAGCCGCTCCACCTCTCCGGCAATCAGGCCCGTCTCGTCTTTCCAGTCGGTCATGGGGTTCCACCCGTTGGCGATGTCGAAGCCGAGATCTGCCAGCCGGTGGACCGCGCGACCGACCACGATCGCATCAGGATGAGGCTCGCCCTCGTAAACGAAGTTCGGAACAACCCCGAAGGCGTTCGGGCTGCGGTCGATGATGGTGCCCAGCACAGCTACCTCAGCCATTCCGCTCCAGGCCGCGCTGTATCCCTGCCCGACGTCTGCAAGCACGCCGACCTTGCCCAGCTCCTGCGTGAAAGCCCAAGTCAGAAGGTTCTCTACCGAAATTTTCTTCATTGGAATGACCTTGCGATAGTTTGCGATAGTTTGGAGATAGTTAGAGAGATAGTTTTATTGTTTGTTTTCAATAAGCTCGATGGTTTTCGATAGTTTTTCCTACTAATACGCACAGAGCTTTCCCCATACCCCGCTGTCTTCCATGTATATGGGGAGCGAAAACTATCGCAACTATCGCAAGTGTTTGATTTTATTCCCCCTTCCCCCCGCCGAACTATCGCGAAACTCTCGCAAAAACTATCGAAACTATCGCAGGATTTGCGAGAGTTTCGGGGCGTGCGACCCCTGATAGGAGGGGTTACGGGGAGCATCAGAACACCTCCGGGAACGGTTCTTCGTCGCTGAAACGGCCCGCAGGGGGCTCAGACACCGTCTTGGGATGAGGTTCTGGGACGTCTCGAAGACGAATGCCGAGGTAATAGAAAACTCGGCCGGAGGTATCTTTCTTGAACTTCTTGCCCATGGCGCGGCCAAAGGCGGTAACGTTCATAGGCTTTCCTCCCTCGTCTTCGGTGAAATTGCAATAGGCCGAGTATAGGATTTTTGCCTGAAGAGGCTGCGCATCGTCATCTTTCTGCACGCAGCGGGCGACGAACGCCGACGTTCGATCCATGTCGTCACGGTATTCCTGTGTGGCGCTCCGCACCGCATCAGGGATCACGAGACCCTCCTGCAGATAGATTTTGACGCCTTCGATCAGCCAGTTGAGGATGCCGGCATATTCCGAGCGGAAGTATGCGAGCATCTCCTCGAACTCTCGCCGCTCAGCTTCCGGCACCTTTACCGGCCAATGCACGACGGCCATCCGTCGCCAGATACCGTCATCGTTGCCAGTGATCTTGGGATAGCCATTGCCGCTCATGATGACGACGAAGATCGGGTCGAAGTCCATGTAACCTGCGAAAAGATCACGCGCGGTAATTGTCTCACCGCCTGTCAGCTCCTTCACGAGGTTCTCTTTGAGGTCCTCGCCCTCGGGAAGCTCTTTCACGCGCAACAGGCGTCGTCCAAGTAGTCGGGCCAGATCAGGCGAGGCACCGCCGGATGACCCGCTTTCGCCGATCAAACTGGTTGCAGGCAAGGTCACGGCAACATCACCGAGCAGCCGGCAGAGCGTCTCCATGTAGACCGATTTGCCGTTGGCACCGTCGCCGTAATGGAAGAACAGGTGCTGCACTGTTATGCCGACGAGGCCGAGGCCGGAGGAAACCTGCACCAGGCGCCGGACGTCGGCATCAGGCAACATTGTACTCAGAAACCGCATCCAGCGCGGGCATTGCGCCTTTGCGTCGTACTTGACCGGCGCAACGTGCGTGATCAGGTCTTCACGCTTGTGGCCGTTCATCACTTTCACATCGGCCGAGGTGCAAACCTCCATCGTTTCCGGCACGTTCGGCGTCTCGGCGCTACTGACAAACTTCGGGTTCTTGCGGGTCTCCATCTTCCTCACGAAGCGGAGCGTGGCGTTCTCGACCGCGAACTTCATCCGGTCGGCATTGAAATCGTCTGGCGACCGCATCACGTGCGGAGCTGCGCAGGCCAAGGCTGCATTCATGCGTGCGATGTTCTTCGACGATGTCGCGTGGTCCATTCGTCTCTTGATGCGCTTGGTGACGCTCTCTCTCGCATCCTGCGCAGCTATCGCAAGTTTCCGCTGAGCCGGACTGCGCGCGCTTTCGTCAACTTGCAGAGCGGCCGCCCCTGCCTCTATGGCCGCCTGCTCATCTTTCGTCGGTTTAACGTAGCGACGCTCCATAGCAATCCGGTCGCCGAGCTTCTGTGCGATCGCGAGAGCCATTGGCCCACCGTTCGCAAGGTCCCAATGTGTGCCGGTCCAGACGGCATACATCGCCTGCCGCGCCTTCTCCTGGGCGACGACAATCAGATCCTCGCCGAAGTGCTTCAGCAAGCGCTTTCCGTTGTCAGTGTCGGAGTGGTCGAGGCCCGCGCAATACTCGATCACCTTACCGTCAACCTTCTCGCGACGGTTTTCGACAACAGGTTCGATAGTTTCGTCTGTCAGGTCGTTCGCGGGTGGGGTTTCGGGGTCCGCCTGCCCTCGTTGAAGCGATGCGGCTATTACGATTTGCCGCAATCCATCCGGCATTGATGTGGAGAGTTCCACTGCTTACCCCCTGCTATTCTGTGCTGAAAGAAGACCGGCGAAATCCATCCCTTCGGGAGGCCACCAGATGTCGATACTCCGGCCCTCACGCGAAAGCCGGGTTTTGCCGCGCGCCATGGCGGACGCGGTCATGTAGAATTCGCTATCGCCGTCGGCGATCAACACCAGGTCGGTGACGTGATCCGCCACCTGAAATGCATCCCTCGGTCCCTGATCGACCTTAGGAACCGGGCCCGGGACGTTGATGGTCAAGGTCCGACCATCGCTCGATTTCTTGGTGTGATGGGGATGCTTGAACTCGGACGAGCTCTCGGCCGGGCCGGCGAGGTTCCCAAGGTCGCCCGTCGCAAAATAGAAGGTATCGGCCCGGAAGCCCTCGAAACCCGCGATAGCGACGACATTCTCAATACCTTCGCCACCGACCCACCTGGTGCGATGCGTCGAGCCAAGGCACGGGATGAAAGAACCGCGCTTCGAGCCGAGCATCTTCTTTGTCGGAAGCACGCGACCCTTGTCATCGACGCCAAGGTTCGGCCGATGCTTCGGCGCGTTGTGCAGGTCGATCCAAGTCTGGTGACATCCGGTGACCTCACCCTCAAGCGTCACGAATGCGCCGATCATCGCAGGTCCGCAATGGCGCTCGGCGCCGCGACCGTATTCGTCTTTGACGTAGTAGGTGTGGCTGTCGCGGCCTCGCAGCGTCCGCAACATTTCGTCCGAGACCACATATCCCGTCCTAAGTTTCAGGTACTGCCTAACATCATCAGCATCGGAGAAGGCATTGGAATAGATTGCTCGAGCCTTACGGATATCGCGTTCGCGAAATTCCGCCTGCTTGCGTTCGGTCTCGCGCGCCTTCTCCTCTGCTTGAGCCTTCAGCGCTGCGAGCCGCGCCAGGCGCTCGGCCCGCTCCTCGTCCGTTTCCCGCTCGCCACCCTCCGGGATCGGCTCGCCAAGAGCGGCAGAGCACGCCTCGAGGAAATCGGTGCGGGATTTGAGATCGAGATGATGGACATGCGCCATGAAGCCGATCCCGTCTCGGCCGCCGCCGCAGGATCGGCAATTGAACGCCTGCTTTCCGGGATGGATGGAAAATCGATCCTTGCCCTGATTGCAGCGCGGGCACGGACCCGAATACTCGGCCGCTCCAAGTTGGAAGCCAAAGGTCTCGGCCGCTGCGGTTACTGTGACCATCTTTGCGCGAGCGATGAAGTCGTCGAGCTGATGGTTCATGCCGCCGCTCGCTGTATCGTGAGGTGTCCGCAATTAGCTGCGACCAGGGCACAGGCGACCGGCGGCGATACGGAGTTACCGACGCAGGAGACCTGCACGGATTTCGAGAATTCGCGCCAGATGGGGCCGGAACCGTCAGCCTGATAATCATAGGCGCCGTCAATGACGTAATCCGGAGGGAAGCCCTGCGCGTTGTAGAGTTCCCGCGGCGTCAGCATCCGCATGCCGATATCGACGATGACGAAGGTGACGCCGGAGATCTCGACGGTGACAAACTCGCGATCGTCCCAGAAGCCGTGCGCCCGCATGAAGTCAGCGACCTCGCGAGCCCGTTCAGTCTGCGCCGGAGTAAAGGGCGGCGCAGTGACGGTCGCCTCGACATGCCCGTGACGGTCCTTAGTCGTGATCGTTCGCGTCGGTTCTGTTTCCGCCTGCCCGTCACCCGTGCCGTAGTAGGCCTGCATATACGGCGTCACCAGCTGTGACTTCCCATCGCCGCCGGGCATTACCGTGGCATTCGGTCGGTCAACGCCGTGGCCAGTGGAGTTTCCGAATTGTCGCGCTACGAACGCGGACACGACGCCCTGCTGGCTTCCGCTCTGCGTCGCGGTCGACATCGGCGCGTCCGCCGGACGCCCGGGGTTTACGCCGCCGGTGCGACGACTGTCATTGTTGTGCTGCGCCATGAAGGCGACAGCGACGCAACCGTCGGCCTTCGCCGTGCTGGTCGCCGTAGGCTCGTCAACTCCGCGTGGGCGGCTCTGCCCCGCCCTGCCGCCGCAGCCGATCAGCGTTGGCACGATGACGGCATTCTGATCCTTGCTGCTGGCGGTGATCGTATGATGCGGATCGTCGACCGAACGAACCGAGCCGCCCTGCTGCGCCGCAGTGAGGACAGGCGCAACCAGCGTCAGCCCAGCACCGCCGGCTGTGATCGTATGCGTAGGCTCGTCGGCGCCGTTGAACGGCTTGCCGGCGTTCCGCATCGTCATCAGGTGCGGCGCAACGACGGCATGGCTGATTCCACCAGCCGTCACGACACCGTGAGGCTCATCAAGCGGGTACTCACGGCGACCGCCGCTGTCACCGTGTGCGACCGATATCAGCGATGGGGCGACGACCGCGTGCTTGATGGCACCGGCGACAGCAGTTCCGAGGGGGCCATCGATGCTCATGGCGCGTGGCGCTTGGCCCCGACGCTCCCCATAACCGGTCTGAACCAAAAAAGGCCGCTCAGCATCGAGCACATGCCGCTTCATGCCACGCGCCACGCGGGCCATCGTTGCGTCCGCCAGCGGTCGCACGGCGCGAAGCTGATGCTTCGCCCAGATCTGGGGCGAGGTATCAAAGATCGAAGGGCAAGCAAGAGACCAGTCGATGCACTCCGCCGCCGTCCGCCAGGGCAGCTTCTTGCCGGCGGCAACATCGGGGTCGGCCGGTTTGCCGTGCGTCGGCTCCGGCCAGACAATCGGCTTGCCGTCGAACCGGATGATCACGAACAACCGCTTGCGGATGGTCGGCGCGCCATAGTCGCAGGCACGCAGCTCGCGAAACTCGATCTTCCCACCGAGGCGACGGAGTTTCTTGCACCACTTCTCGAACAGCTGGCCCCGGCGATCCGGATCAGGCATCAGGCCGCGATCGGTCTCGATCAGCGGCCCGTAGTCTTTGAACTCCTCGACGTTCTCCATAATGATCACGTCGACCTTGCCGCCGCTCTTCTGGATGCGTTCGACCCAACTCGGAATTATCCAGCAGAGGTCGCGAATGTTGCGCTCCACCGGCTTTCCGCCCTTCGCCTTGGAGAAGTGTTTGCAGTCGGGCGAGAACCACGCGAGCCCGATATGCCTGCCGCGCAGATGATCAAGCGGGTCGATCTGGTAGACGTTCTCCGAGATATGGTTTGTCTCGGGATGGTTGGCTGCGTGCAGTGCCAGCGCATCCGCATTGTGGTTGATGGCGATGTCAGGCGAGCGACCAAGCGCTATTTCGATGCCGGTCGAGGCCCCGCCACCACCCGCGAAGCTGTCAACGATCAACGGTTTGCCGACCCAGCCCGCATTCATCGCGGCCGTGCTGCATTCGTTAAAAAGATCCGTCCTAAACATCAGCGAATAGCCTCCGTGCCAGTACGCCGGATCGCGAAGATGCCGGGCGCTGGATGGTCTGGTTGGGGATTGGCGTAGAAGAGCGCAGATCCTTCAGGTCGCTCTCGCCTGCGATGCGCAGTTGGCCGGTCCGGGTCAAAGCCCAGAGCGCCTGATCGAGCGCGATACCTGCGTCGCTTGACCAGTGCTGCCGCTCCTGAGTGATGAACGGCGTGCCAGGTCGCCATCCGATCAACGGATAAGGCCGGCTGACAAAGCGCAGCTGTGCGGCGTGTTCGTTGAGGTCGATCGAGAAATGCTGGACCGTGCGGTAGCATTCGATGGCAGTGGGCGCGACCACGAGGAGAATGCGAGAGAGCCGGCCCTTCATGGCTCGCCCCTCTGGATCAGTTCGGAGTGAGCAGCCTGTCCGACCTCGGTCGCAGCCCAAACGGTCGGAGACGTGCCATGAGGCGGGCGAAGCCGATAAATGAGATCATCGGCGATCAGCCGGTTCATGCTGGCGTTCACATGTCGCGAACCGACACCAAGCGTGCGCGATAATGTATCCGCGCTTGCAGCTAATCCTTTACCGCCAGCCTCAACGATCAGACGCAGAACTGCCGATGCCGTTTTCCGTGGCAATCGAACCGGAACCACAACTTCTGTGTTTTCCGACGGCTCGCCCACCTCCTGCTCCACACACTGGGGATGCAGCCGTACCGCATGCGTCTCCGCTGCAGCCTGCAAAATCTCTGAAACCGGCCGCTCGACTGCTTTCGCGAAGACGGACGGCTTCATACCGCGCTCGAATGCGAGACGCACAGCTTCGGTTCGAAGCGCCGGCGGCATGGTGGTGAACTCGGCCGCGCCGAGGTGAACGTCAGTAAACAACAACATCAGAGCAACCTCTGCATTCGGGGAGTAGGGGGAGTTGAGGGCGCGACCGCGAGCTGGCCGCCCATCTCGATGACGATCGCGGCGAGGCGTTCGCGCTCGGCAATCCGGCGCTTGGCGTTCCATTCGTCGATCCTGTCGAAGAAGGCACGGCTGACGCCTTCGATCTTGCCGTCGCGCAGTGCGCGAAGCTCGGTCCAGGCGAGCTGCGCTTCCGTCGGCCGACGTTCGCGCCACTCGAACCACTGACCAATGCAGCGGGCACCATCGGGGATCGCCCGGATGTCTTTCGCATCCACGACCACGCGGATGAAGTCAGGAACTTCAGCGAGGAAACACCCGATCACAGCAAGCGAAGCGCGCTTGGCATCGTCGGTCACGATGTAGAGCCTGATGCCGCCGCCGTCGGTCATTTGGACCTCAAGTAGATTTCGCCCGTCGGCTCACGGATCTCGCCCGGGACAATCGTTTCCTTGCAACGCTCGCAAAAGCGTTCGGCAGTTTCAGCAATCGACAGGATGCGTCTGCATGACGGGCAGTTGTGAAAGATGGCGTAGCGGGTACTTGCGGAAGTCATCGTGCGATCACTCATCGCCGACGACACGAAGGCCGGCAGGTGAGCCACCCTTCGCCTTGATTGCCGCGAGTGCGGCGCGCATGTCGTTCATCGCGTTCTGCATCGAAGCGGCGATGCGATCGATGGTCTGCGCTTCTGTCGGTGTTACGCGGCTGTCGGAAATCGCGATCGCCATGCCGTTGGCTAATTCGGCCGTATGGCGCAGAAGCTCGGCATGTGTGGTCATGACACACACGTCCGCGACCCGATCCTCGTCGGGATCCGTGAGGCGGCGGCCGCTAGCCTCAGCCAGCGCGCCTGTCACATAAGGAATCCCGCAATCGGTCTCGAGAGCTACGATTGCGCCGAGCGGCATCAATGTCGGATCGCTCGCATCGTTCCAACGACCGACCGTGCTCTTCCCATAGTTGAACCGTCTTTCGACGCGACGAATACCACCGCACGCCTCGATCAGGTCCCTTTGCGCGGCCTTTACGCGGAACATCCATGCTTCAGAAACGGACATCAAAAATTCTCCAGTTTAGACAACGCAAAGGCGTCCCGCGCCGGGAATTTCCGGCGGGTTTTCCCGTGGCGGGACAGGGTCGAAAAATGTGAAGTTCAGCTCGTCAGCAGATCACGGGGGGCCACATGACGAGAGGCATCGTAAAAAACGGACGGGAGCGCGGCGGTCACGTTCGCGCCCCCGCCAGGTGGCAAGGCCGCAAAGAGTGCCTTGCTTGGGGAACGTCGTCATTCAGCCGCCTCCAGCAAGCCGCCAACGGTTTCCGGCTTGTTGGTGCGAAGCCACTGCAGACGAAGCTCGTGCATGTCGTCCAGGGTGACTTGACCGGAGGTCGCAATCCGGATGCGCTCCATGACGGGAGCGTCAGGCCGGTTCTCTCCAAGTTCATAACGCTGGTAGGTGCGAGCGCTCTCGATCGAGAGCAGCACGGCTGCTTCCGCCATCGTTAGTTCTTCTCTGGTTCGCCAAGTTCTCAGGTCCATGACCACATATATAGCGCAAATCGCTAAATACCTGTCAAGCAGGAAATAGCGAAAAGCGCGATATGCGAATATGGCGCTTTTCGCTAAAATTGGTAACATGATGAGATTAAAAGAAATTCGGAAATCGCAGGGGATGACGCAGCAGCAAGTTGCGGATGCGCTCGGATTGCATTTGACCAACTACAACAAGCTGGAGAACGGCAAGACGAAGCTAACCGCGCTTCAGATGGAGCACCTTGCGCGAATTCTACACTGCTCCCCCGCGGACTTCATCTTGAAGCAAGGCGATGTTCGCATCGTCCCGGTCCGTCAGCACGTGGCGGCCGGCGTGTGGCAAGAATCAAATCTTTGGGATGAAGACGACTGGTACTCGGTTGCGGTACCTGACGAGCCAGAATATCGGCACCTGACGCTCTACGGCGCAGAGACAGCCGGCCCGTCGATGAACCGTCGATACCCCGAGCGCTCGGCGCTGATCTACACGAGCCTGATGGAAACGGGAGAGTCTCCAAAGCCCGGACGACGCTACATCATCGAAACCGAGCGATCCGATGGCCTTCGCGAGGCGACGGTCAAGAAGCTCTGGAAAGATGACAGCGGGAAACTCTGGCTTCTCCCTGAATCTCATGACCCGCTTCACCAGCAGCCGATCGACCTCTCAGCTGGTGATGGCGAGATCGTTAGGATAGTCGGTCGGGTGCTTTACTCCGTCCAGCGTGAAGAAGACTAGACAGCCCGCTACCATTTACAAGCAGAGCTAACCTTTTCAATAACTTCCGAGACATTTGCGAGGTTGAACTCGGCGTCGACACGGTCTTTGTCCTGAAGGCGAACGAAGAATTTCTCGTTGTCTTTGAGAGCTTTGATAAAGGGGATCGCCTGCTTGCCGCTCCATAGGCCGACAGCTTTGTAGTTCGTGGACCGAGACCACTTGCCGGTTACAGCCTGCTCGTTTCCAACGCGCGTGGTCACCGTAGGCTCTTCATCCGTCATGAACATTTCAGTCGAGATTATGAACGACGTCGTCTGCTCACGGCAAGATATCAGCAAATAGGCTGACGCGCTGTTGAGGCCGGTGCTGGACGAACCGACTGGCATGAGCGCAGCCTTCACGACCTTGCTATCGTCGACCGGCGACGCCTCCTCCGCGATTTCCCACCGATGCTCCGGGGATGGCTTCACCTCCGGCGCACTCGTCGTTGCTGCGGCTTGTCCGTCGGCCTTCGGGAACAGTTTATCGAAGCACGTCAAGCGCTGCAGCGAGTCCTCTATTCTGGAACACCCCTGAGCATCCTGGGCGAAAGATGCCCCACCCGACAACATAAGCATCGAGGCCACCAAAATTCCCAGGCGCATGATCCAGTCTCCGCACGTTGTCCGCGAGAGACCATTCGCAGGCGTTAATGGACTGTCAAGAACCCGGAGATTCGATCTGCCGCGCCTTGTAACGATGGAATTTAGCGGTTAGCGTTCATTGGCGTTTTTTAGCGCCTTCATAAATTTAGCGATTTGCGCTAAATATTGACTTGACAGCTGTTTAGCGATTTGCGCTATATTTGCGGCATCCGTTTTCGAGGAGCCGCACATGATCCGTTTCATCACCCCTTCCGAAATTGCCGCCGCGAAGATCGCCGCCGCACCCCGCTGCGTGCGCACGACCGAGCAACGCCTGGCCGACGACATGCGCGATTTAGCCTTCGCGGGCGCCAGCGTAGAAAGCCTCAAGCTACGTGGCTGGACTGAGCCGACACTTGCGCGGCTCGCACCCGAGGCGGCTCGCATCGCGCGCCGCCAGTCGGTTCGTCAGGTCGCCTGACAATGAACCACTTCACCCCCTTTGGCGGCCGCATCGATCCTCCCAAGCAGATCACCCTTGCCGAGCCGCCGCCCCTCTGGACGCGCCGCGTCATCGCGACGCTGTTCGCGATCGCGTGCGCGTTCGGAGGCTGGACCCTCAATGACACCGTCGACGCCCTCAAGCGCCTCGACCGTCAGTACGCCTCAATCGAAAGGATCTAACGATGCTGGGCAGGTACTTTGGACCGCTCCTCTCACTTCTCGGCCTTGGCTCCAGGCTCGTGGTGACCTCAACCACGGCCGATCCCAGGCCATCGCTGTTTCCGACCTTCTTCGATCCCGGCAATCGCGCATCGTCGCCCCGTCACTCGGGCCACCGTTACCCGCACTCCTCGACCAGACAGCGCGATCGCTATCGTCGCCAGATCGAGGCCGGCCAGTTGCAGATGGAGCGCGTCTGACCATGGGCGCCGCTCTCAACCTCGCTCCCGAGCCCGTCTGGTCGTTCACCCCGGATGGTACCGTCATCGACATCGCGTCGCCTGACGAAAAGGTCGTCTGCTTCAACGAGATGGCGAACTCGCTTTCGAAAATAGCACGCTTCGACGGCCGCAACCCCGGCCAGCCCTATTCGGTCGCCCAGCATTCAGTGTTGGGCGCAATGGCCATCATGAACGAGGGCGGCACCTCCCACGAGGCGGCGCTCTACCTCCTGCATGACGGGCACGAATACATCACCGGCGACCAGTCGAGCCCGTGCCAGAAGCTCTATGCCCTCGTTGCACGGCATCTATTTGGAGAGGCCCGGCTGCGGGACACGATCGCGACCTGCAAGTCAGCCTGGGATGACGCGATCTATCGCGCTGCGGGTCTGCCCGTGCCGGGCAACTGGACGCCGCGACAGAAGATCCTTGTCAAGGCGATGGACCAGCGCATGTGCAGGGCCGAGGCGCTCGCATTGTTCGGACCGAAGGCCGGTTCGCAGTTCGAGAAGATGAAGCCGCCCGCGCTTCCCAGCCCGATCCGGCCATGGGCACCCATGGAAGCGGAGTTCAACTTCCGGGAAATGGCGAGCCGCCTCATCGGCGAAGGCCGGGTCATGAACCAGGCGATCGTTGCCGCCAACAAGCGCGGGGTCCGCTGACTATGGCGGGATCTGTCAACAAGGTGATCCTCGTCGGCAACGTCGGCGCGGATCCCGAAGTCCGCCGGACGCAGGATGGCCGGGCGATCGCCACCATCAACCTTGCGACCTCCGAGACCTGGCGCGACCGGAACTCCGGCGAGCGCAAGGAAAAGACCGAGTGGCACAAGGTCGTGGTCTTCAACGAGAGCCTCGCGAAGATCGTCGAGGACTACGTGAAGAAGGGCGCCAAGCTCTACATCGAAGGCCAGCTGCAGACCCGCAAATGGCAGGACAGCAACGGCAACGACCGCTACTCGACCGAGGTCGTGCTGCAGGGCTTCAACGCGACCCTGACCATGCTCGACGGCAAGCGTGACGGTACCGGCTATCGCCCCGGCGGCGATGGCGCCGGCGACTACGGCCTCGACGGCGATCAAGCCGCTGGCCGCTCCTCCTCCTCTCAATCCGGCACATCCAGCTTCCGAGGCGATCTGGATGACGACATCCCGTTCTAGCGAAGGTCCGAACCATGAAAATCATACGCGATAGCCAGGCCCTCATCGGCATGCTCGAGGGCGGCGAACTCAACGGCGAGATGAGCTCCAAACTGACGGAGACGCTCGCTGAGCTCGGCGCCATGTCCGAAGACAATCCAAAGGTCGTGCACAAGGGCAACCTGACCCTGAAGCTCGATTTTCAGGTCGCAAACGGCATGGTCACGATCAATGCCGACATCACGACGAAGACGCCGAAGCGCGCCCGCAAGTCGTCAGTCTACTGGGTGACCGAGAGCGGCGCCCTTTCGACCGAGCATCCCCAACAGCACGACATGTTCGCCGGTCCCCGTGACGTGAGCGAGCGCGGCCGCGCCTGATCTCCAACTTCTCAACCCTGAAGGAAAGAACCATGACTGAAACGCAGCTCAAGAAGAGCGTCCCGCTTGACATCGCCGCCATCAACGACCTCGCCGATCGTGCAGGCTCCGAGATCGCCACCCTCAAGCTCAGTTCACCCATCGTCGGCGTCCCGAACGAAATCCCGGTCTTTCTCAACCGCAAAGATAACCGGGTCGAAAATGTCTCCGATCTCTTCGAGCGCTACCGTGAGCATCCCCGCCGCAAGTCCGGCATCGCCAATGTGTCGACGCTGGAAAGCCTGATCGACATCATCGACCGCCACAAGACGGAAAACAGCGCCATCTTCGCTAACACGAACTGGGAAAAGCCGTCGATCACGGCGATTTTCGACTATCACGAAAACAAGAATGGCGGGCTCGCCGACAACCTCAAGCACCGGGCGCACTACGAGTTTCCGCTGTCCGAAGAATGGCAGGCGTGGGTCAAGATCAACGGCAAGCCGCTTGACCAGGTCGCGTTTGCTGAGTTCATCGAAGATCACATCGCCGAGCTTTCCGCCCCTGATGCCGCTGAGGCCGAGGACTACCGAAAGATGTTCGGGTCGAAGGTCGCCTATCCGAACGAGCTTGTCACACTCTCACGCGGCCTTCAGGTCCATGCCGAGACCCGCGTCAAGAGCAACGTCGTTCTGCAATCCGGCGAAGGCGAGATCACCTGGGACGAAGAGCATCGCGACGCACAGGGCAATAAGATCACCGTCCCGGGCATGTTCATCCTCTCGATCGCGCCGTTCTTCATGGGCGAGGCCACCCGCATCCCGGTGAGGCTGCGATACCGCGTGGCGGGCGGCAAGGTCATCTGGATTTGCCAGCTCTACCGGCCGGACATTCACATCACCCAACAGGTGATGCGCGACCTCGAACGCGCCGCGCGCGAAACGGAACTTCCTCACTTCCAGGGTTCGCCTGAAGGAACCGTCTGATTGCGCCGACTGGGCGGCGCATCGGGCGCCGCCCCTTTTCCCGGAGGTAAACCATGTTCAAGGCCGAGAAGTCCGCGATGGCTGCTGCCCTCGCCATCACCAACAGTGTCGTCGAGCGCAAGAACACGATCCCGGTGCTGCAGAACGTCCTCTTCGAGCGGGACGAAGCCCAACCGGGAAAGCTGCTCGCTCGCTTCACCAACCTCGACATCGAAGCCGCGGTGCGCTTCAAGGCCGAGATCGATAGCAGCTTCGAGGCGTTCACGGTTCCGGCCGGAACACTCTGCGACATCGTCAACAAACTACCCGACGGCGCCGACGTATCAATCACCGGCGAGCGCAACGACAAGCTGACCGCAGTGACCGTGAAATCCGGCCGCTCCCGCTTCCGCCTGCTCGTGCTGCCCGCAAGCGACTTCAACAAGATGAAATTCGGCGACCTGCCCTATTCCTTCGGACTGCCTGCGGCCGACTTTGCGGCTGCGCTCGCCAGCGTCGGCTTCGCGGTGTCGACCGAGGAGACGCGCTACTACCTGAATGGCATCTACCTGCACCCGGCCGAGGATGGCGCTTGCATGGTCGCCACTGACGGCCACCGCCTGTCGAAGCGCATCGTGCGCACTGAGATCGACAGCGCGACGCCCGGCATCATCATTCCGCGCGCCTCGCTGCGCGTCATCGCCAAGATCCTGCCGAAGGAAGGCAGCGTGGGCATCGAGGTATCTGACACCATCATCCGGATCACCGCCGGCGAGACGACGCTGACATCGAAGCTGGTCGACGGCACGTTCCCCGAATACCAGCGCGTGATCCCGGCCGATCACCAGATGATTGCGACCATCGATATCAAGTCGCTCGCCACCTCGATCGACCGTGTGAAGACGGTTGCCGGCGAGCGCGGCCGCGCCGTCCTCTTTTCCTTCGCCGACCAGGCATTAAGGCTCACGGTCAACAATCCCGACGCCGGCGAGGCTGAAGACGAGGTGACCTATGAAGGCGAGGCCTCGCTGAAGATCGGCTTCAACGCGAACTATGTCGCCGACGCTCTGGCGCATCTGTCCGGCGATCGCTTCGAGATCGGGCTCGGCGGCGAAGGCGCGCCGGCCGTGCTGCGCAGTGTCGGCGGCACCCGCGAAAACCTTATCGTTCTGATGCCGATGCGCGTGTGAGACCGAGATGAAGAGGATCTACACCGGCAGCATCGAACAACTTCCACGGCTCGCCCTCTCCGTCCGCCAGCCATGGGCGCACGCGATCGTCAGCGACTGGAAGGACATCGAGAACCGCAAATGGTCGACCGCGATCAAGGGGCCGATCTGCATTCATGCCAGCGCGTTCAACAAGCGCAACTACGAACAGGATCGCGAGGACTACCTCGAGGTGCTGCATCTACACGTCAATCCGCTCGGCGCCCCAACGATGGAACAGACATCGCTCGACGGGATCGGCTTCGGTGCGATCGTAGGCATTGCGACCATCGTCGACTGCGTCACGCGCTGTGACAGCCCATGGTTCTTCGGTCCCTTCGGCTTTGTCCTGAAGGATCAGCAGATCCTCGCCGAACCCATCCCCGTCAAAGGCGCCCTCGGTTTCTTCGAATGGCGCCATCGTCTCAACAACCCATCGCCGGCGCCCGTCGCGTCGCACGATAATGCACAGGAGGAGCTGTTCCTATGACGCAAACGGCAACGAAGTTAGTTGAGCAGCCATCATCAGCAGGCAATTGGCGTGCTTATGAAAGCGCTGGCTTCAAGGGCGAATGGGGCGTCGAAACGGACGAGCCCGCCATGGTCAAGGATGGCGACGAGATTATCGTTTATCCCAGCCTTCCCAAACATCTGGCTGACCTGATCGCAGCCGCACCGGATCTCTTCGCTGCTCTCAAGAGCCTTGGTCCTATCATCGAAGAAATTCACGCGAAATGGGATGAAGGCATGCGCGCCGGAAAACTGATCGTCGCATTGGGCGATCCGAACCTCAAGTACCGCGCCGATATCACCGCCATCCACGCTGCCATCGCCAAAGCCGAAGGACGCTGACATGACCACGGAAAAGAAATACATCAACCGGGCGAACGGCAAGGTTTACGAGTTCGTGTCTGAGGAGGGCGGTTTTGTCGCCTTCAAGCGGGAAGGCCGCGATACCCTCGCCTACCTGGGTAGGTTCGAGTTCGACAAACGCTTTCAGTTACAGCCGGACTCGGCTCTGGGCGAAGCTGCGCGCGATGTTCTGGCCGAGCGCGATCGGCAGAAGGCAGTCGAAGGCTGGTCGACCGCACACGATGACCAGCACGTCGATCACGAACTTTCCAGAGCGGCAGCCTCTTACGCGATCGGCAACGTTGCCTATTGGCCGTGGTCTCTTGCTTGGTGGAAGCCCTGCGATCGCCGGCGAAATCTCGTAAAGGCCGGAGCCTTGATTATCGCCGAGATTGAGCGGATCGATCGAGCCGACCCCGTCTCAGCAGAAAGTAAGCCGGTAAGCGTGCCGACCGAGTTTGGGGAACCCGAGCCGAAGTACATGGTCGGCCAGGTGGTGGAGAAGGTTAGCGGATATCGCTGGCCCGGCGTCATCGTTTCTAGGTTCCTCACGCAAAGCATGAAACTCCGGTACGTGGTTGAGTGCATAGTTCCCGAAGTAGCGGGCGCGCTGCACATCTATAGCGAAGAGCAGATTGCTCCCACCGCCGCTCCCCAACCCAATCCGAGCGTTGACGCGAACGCAGTGATTACCGAGTTGTTCCGCAAGAACGACGTCCGCCCCGACTCTACTTTCACCCACGGCGCATGCCGGGCACTCCTGGCGGAAGCTATCAGGATCGCTGCCCTCAAAGGCACCCCCAACACAAACCGCGCAGACCTCGAGGCCGCTTTGACCAAGCGGGCAGAAACGATCGGTTTCCTTGCCGTCGAAGACATTCGCGAACTCTTTGCCGCCGGAAGGCAGGAGGGCCGCAATGCGAATTCTTGAGAAGAGCCGCGGCTATTTTCGGGGAACTCATAAGGGCGCGACGATCGAGATCGAGCGCGATCACGACTTCGAGGAACACAGGTTCTATATACGAGTGCGTTGGCGCGACGGTGGTCATCTCTATGACGGCTATTCGCCGCCGACCGTCACGAGCATGGCGGATGCGAAGCGGGAAGCCATTCGCGGCGCATGCCTCGACAAGACCGCCGCCGAACTCCTCGTCGAGGAGGCATCCTGTGACTGAGGCTCCCGTTCCCTGCTTCCGTGTCCACTTCCACGACGGACGAAAGATCGACATCACCGCGCCCAGCAGCCTCATTGCCGAGCGCAAAGCCCGCCTGCGACACCCCAATGCCTTCATTAAACGGATCAAGGTCGTCCGGGAGAAAAGCGATGGCTGAAAACTTGCCCGAACGCGATCTTCTCATGGGAGCCGACGCGATCGCTGGCTATCTTGGCGTCACCCGGCGCCAAGTCTATCGGCTGGTCTATGACGAGATCATCCCATCTTTCAAACTTGGCGGCACGGTCGCCGCGCGCCGGTCCTCTCTCGAGAAGTGGATGATGGCCCTTGAAGGCCAGCCCTCCGGCCGCTAGCGTCATGCGCCAGCGAAATCTGAGAGGTCACTATGGCAACTATCCGCAAGCGTCAATGGACGAACAAGAGCGGCACCCACGAAGCATGGGTGCTCAACTACATGGACGCAAACGGGGAACGCCATCGGCAGCAGTTCGAGAAGAAGCGCGACGCCGAGACGAAGCGCAAAGAGGTCGAGGAGCAGATAGGCAAGGGCACCTATCGGCCGGACGCCGCAACGACCACTGTCCAGAAGGCTTGTGAGAACTACGCGAGCGCGCTGCAGACCCGCCTCGATCGCGGGGAGTTGACCCAAGAGTATTTCGACAACGTCGCCGGACACCTGTGGAACTACATCGCTCCGAAAGAAAAGCCGCCGGCCGTCGCGGGAAAAAAGGATCAATTGATCCGCTTTGAATACGGCATTGGCAGCCTAAAGCTTGCGCAGGCGACGCCCAAAACCATCACCGATTTTCGTGACAACATCCGGAAGACTGGCGTCGGCGTCGTGACGACCAGGCAGATCCTCGGCACCCTTTCTCGCGCACTGGCAAATGCCATCACCGACAACCTCGTAGCCGTCAACGCGGCGAAAGGTGTTCGCGTCGTCGGCAAACGCAGCGAGCGCGCAAAGAAGGTGACGCCACCTTCGAAAATCGAGATATCGGCCGTGATCGCTGCCGCCGAGGAAAACTTCCGCTACAAGCTGATTTTCGCAGCCGCCTCCGGCGTTCGAGCGTCCGAGCTCCATGCCCTGCGCTGGAAGCACCTCAATCTAAAAGCCGGCAAAGTCACTGTCGAGACCCGCGTCGATTCGAAGCGCAACGAGGACACAACGAAGAGCGAGGCCGGTCTGCGCGAGATCCCGCTCGGCGCGGCCGTGGTGACATCGCTGAAAGCGTGGAAGCTCAAGACCGAGTACAAGGAGCCAGAGGACCTGGTGTTCCCGAACACGGTGGGCAGCTACGAGAACCACCGGAATATGCGAAAGCGCGTGTTCATGCCGACGCTCGATCGCGCGGCCGTCGAATTGGCGAAGAGCGGAAAGAAGCTCAAGCGGTTCGGCTGGCATGCTCTGCGGCACTTTGCGATCTCGACATGGATCGAGGCCGGGCTGGCGCCGAAGACGGTCCAGACCTTCGCTGGACACTCCTCTCTTGCCGTGACAATGGACAGATATGGGCACATGTTTCCGAGCGACGACCACAAGACAGCCATGGACGCGATCGCATCGTCGATTTTCGCGAATGGCGCATAA